AAATGATAAAATTAGCACAAGCAGATTTTGAAGATGGTTTTTCTTGCGTGTCTATTGATACAGATTGCGGAAAGTTTTCTGGTGTAGCAAATGTTCACCCAGAAGATGCAGATATTCAATCTAGTTTTATAGGATGTGAAATTGCTGAATATAGAGCCACTATTGCTTATTTTAAAGAAAAATTAAAAAGATTAAATATAGAAATTAAAACATTAGAAAATCTAAGAAATGATTTTATAAAAACATATAAAGAACAATATCACGAATGTACATTGTTAGAAAAAAGATTAAAACAAAAGCAAGAATTAAAAAAAGAATATAAGAAAAATATTCAATCTTTAAAAGATATAATTAAAAATAAAGTAGAAAATAGAATTATTATAGTTAATAAAATAAAAGAAAAATCAAATAAAGAAGAAAAATAATCTTTATTTGATTTTTTCTTTGTTTAATGTTATAATTTATATAAAAAGGAGGAGTTTTTATGATTAATATTTATTGCGATGGTTCTAGTAAAGGTAATCCTGGAATTGGAGGTTTTGGTATTGCCGTAATAGAAAATAATATTTATGTAGATATTTATAGTAAACAGTATGAAAATATTACTAACAATCAAGCAGAATTAAAAGCGTTATTATTTGCTCTTGGTTTAGCAACTACTAAATATAATTTAGATAAAGTTACAATTTATTCTGATTCGGCGTATACAGTTAATTTATTTAATAATTGGATTTTTATGTGGGCTCAAAATGGCTGGTTAACCGCAAATAAAGAACCTATAAAAAATAAAGAGTTAGTTTTACAATTATATGATTTTGCAAAAAAAGAATTTCCTAATTTTTATGTTACAAAAATTTCAGGACACAATGGCGTTATAGGGAATGAGCTGGCGGATGCTGCCGCAACATTTAATCAGGCAAAATTAGAAAAGATTTTTTTAGAAAATAAAGATATAATCGTAAAAGGAAAAGTATTTGAAAATTTCTAAAAAATATGATATAATAAACATGAAAAAAATGAGAAAGGAGAAATTTATGGATAATAAATTATATAATAAAGACTCAATTGAATCTCTTTCTCCATTAGAATTTACAAGACTAAAACCAGGTGTTTATGCAGGTGATACTACATATTCCACCCAATTATTAGTTGAAATAGTTTCTAATGCAGTAGACGAGTTTAGATTGGGACATGGTAAAGCAATAGATATTTTAATAAATAATGAAGATAATAATACAAATATTATAGTTCATGATTATGGACAAGGATTTTTAGTTAATGAAATGCGTGAAGATGGAAAATCTGTACTTGAAGCTGCATTCAGTGTTTTAAATACTTCAGGAAAATATCGTTCAGATGGAACTTATGAAGGAACATCTTTAGGTTCTTTTGGTATAGGTTCTAAAATTACAACTTTCCTATCTCATAAATTAAAAGTAACCACTAATAGAGATGGAAAAAGTGAAACTGTATATTTTAAAGAAGGTGTATTTGAAAAAAGAGAAACTGGTGTTATTGATAGCGGAATAAGCGGAACAACAGTAGAATGGACTCCAAGTGAAGAATTCTTTACTCATACATCAGTAGAAGAAAATAAAATTAAATCATTATTAAATACTATTAGTTGTTTATGTCCTGGCTTGCATATAAATTGTAATATCAATGGAGAACAATTTAATTATTATTCTGAACATGGATTAAATGATTTAGTTGATGAAGCTGTAAAAGGAAAAGAAATAATAACAAATAGATTTAATATGCAATATAATGAGGGAAAAGAAAAGTTAGATATGGTATTAACTTATACTTCTAATTATTCACTTACTCTTGTACCTTATGTTAATACAGGTTTAACAGAGAAAGGACCTCATATAACTCAAATTAAAACAATTATAACAAGAGAATTTAATAAATTTTTTAGAGATAAGAAATGGTTAAAAGATAAAGATGAAAATTTAACTGGAGATGATATTCAAGAGGGAATGTATATAGTATTTAATATGACTGCCCCTAATGTTGCGTATGATGCCCAAGTTAAATCAACAGTAACAAAATTAGATATGTCTAACTTTGCATCTATTATTGCGACTAATCTTCAATATTGGCTAGCTTCTAACGAAAAAGAAATAAAAACTATCTTTGATAAAGCGGCAGCCGCTAGAAAAGCAAGAGAAGCAGCAAAGAATGCAAGAGAAAGAGTTAGAGAAACTAATAAGAAAAAAGAAAAAGTATTAAAATTTGATAGCAAATTAGCAGACTGTTTCAGTAAAGATAGAAGTAAATGTGAAATATATATTACAGAGGGAGATTCTGCAAGCGGAAATTTAAAAACTGCTCGTGATAATGAATTTCAAGCAGTTATGCCTGTTCGTGGAAAAATCTTAAATACTCAAAAAGCAACTTTAGATAAAATCCAAAAAAATGCAGAAATTATGACAATGATAGATGCTTTTGGATTAACTATTGATACAAAAAGTATGAAAGTTACATATGAACCTGAAGATTTAAGATATGGTAAGATAATTATAATGTCAGATGCGGATGTTGATGGTGCTCATATTAAAAACTTATTTTATACTTTTATATGGAACTTCTGTCCACAATTAATTATTGATGGATATGTATATGCTGGTGTTCCACCATTATATAAAGTAACAATAGGAAAAGAATATAAATATATTAAAAATGATGAAGAATTGGAAAAATTTAAAGCAGCTAACCCTGGAAAGAAATTTCAAGTAAACAGAATGAAAGGGTAAGAGATAGTCTGGCCCTTAGGCACTTTACCACTAATCAGTGGGGTTGCGGAATTCCGCAGCTAACGAGGTAGTCTTATTAAAATATATAAAAATGGACACTTCAGGAAAATCTGAAATGTTAAAATTTTATATAATAATAGAAAGATAAGATAATCTCGTGGGAAAATACTACGATATTATCTCAAAAAAGGAGATAATAAAATGATAGGAATATATAAAATAACAAATAAAATAAATAATAATAGTTATATTGGTTTATCTACTCACATTGAAGATAGATGGAAATATCATAGAGATCCATATAATTGGAATAGAGAATCAAATAAATTATTATATAAAGCGATAATAAAATATGGAATTGATAATTTTGAATTTGAAGTTCTTGAGGAATGTACTTCCGCAGAATTAAGTGAAAAAGAAAAATTCTATATAAATAAATATGATACATATAAAAATGGTTATAATATGACTGCTGGTGGAGAAGATAATCAAGGCGAAAGTCATCCATCTCATAAATTAACTGAGTCAGATGTTTTAGATATTAGAATTAGATATGACAATCTAGAACGTAGACAAGAGGTTTATGAATTGTATAAAGATAGAATTGGGGAAAGCGGTTTTAGCAAAATTTGGAAAGGTGAAACTTGGAAAACAATTAAAATGGAAGTTTATACCGATGCAAATAAAGAATATCATTTACATGATACCGCAAATAAAGGTTCTAAAAATGGCAGAGCAAAGATAACCGAAGAAGATGTAAAAAATATTAGATTAAGAAGAAAAAATGGAGAAGCTCTTAAAGATGTTTATGAAGATTATAAAGAAAAACTAACAAAAGGTAGTTTTACAAACATCTGGAGTTATCAAAATTGGAAAAATATCGTAGTATAACCTGTATCGACTATCCCCGTTGCTGGGGAGTAGGGTTGTTATTGATACACAACTCGAAACGGTGCCCTCCAATGACCGCAGTTAATCATTCGCGCGAGGAGAAGAAATAGTCAGTACCTTTGGTGACAAAGGATAAATACGTAGGAGAAATGTCAGTAGAGGAAACAGAACAAACTTTAACAGATCCAAATGAAAGAATTTTAAAACAAATTACAGTTGAAGATGTTGAGGCTGCAAATGTTTTATTTGACCAATTAATGGGAACTGGTATTATCGCACGAAAAGAATTTATAAAATTACATAGTAAAGAAGCTATGTATAATCAAGAGTAAAAGAAAGGAGAATAGAAATGAATAATGATTTAGTAAAAGAATTGGGAACTAATTTTATAGAATATGCTGTAGCTGTTAATACTGATAGAGCTATTCCAGACGCAACTTCAGGATTAAAACCAGTTGCAAAAAGAATATTATGGTCTGCATTTGAAGAAGGTAGAACATTTTCTAAACCTCACGTAAAAGCTGCAAGAATTGTTGGAGATGTTATGGGTAAATATCATCCTCATGGAGATTCAAGTATTTATGGAGCTATGGTTAGATTATCTCAACCTTGAATTATGAGATATCCTTTGATAGATTGGCATGGAAATAATGGTAATATTGCAGGTGATGGTCCTGCGGCAGCTCGTTACACTGAAGCAAGGCTTTCTAAAATTGCAGAAGAAGGATTATTATATGGAATTAAAAAAAGAAATGTAAACTTTATTCCAAACTATTCTGAAGATGCAGAAGAACCTGAAACGCTTCCTTCTATTTTTCCAAATTTATTGTGTAATCCAAATAGTGGTATTGGAGTCGCAATGGCTTGTAATTGGCTTCCGCATAACTTAAATGAAGTTGCTAAAGCAATTGAAGATTATATGAATGGTGAAGAACCTAATTTACCAGGTCCTGATTTTCCTACAGGAGGAATTATTATAAATGCAAAAGATATTCCTGCTATTATGAAAACTGGTCATGGGTCTGTAAAAGTTAGAGCAAAATATAAAGTTGAAAAAGAAACTAATTTAGTTTTTTATGAAATTCCATATGGAACTACCATTGAGGGTTTATTAACTCAAATTGGAGAGGTATGCGATAGTAAAGAAATTGAAGGAGTTTCTGATGTCAGAGATGAAAGTAATAAAAAAGGACTTAGAATTGTAGTTATCTGCAACAAAGGAATTAATCCAGATTCAATTGCAAAAAAATTATTTTTAAAAACCGATTTGCAAACATCTATTTCATATAATCAAGTTGCCCTAATAAATAAAACTCCTACTGAATTGAATTTAAAACAATGTATTGATATTTATATTGAACATAATATAAAATGTATTATTAAAGAAGCAGAATTTGATTTAAATAAGGCAAAAGCAAGATTAGAAATTGTAAATGGCTTATTAAGAGCATTAGAAGATATTGATAATATTATTGCTTTTATTAAAAAATCTGCAAGTAGTGCTACTGCAAAAGATGGCTTAATAAAAGAATATGGTTTTACCGAACCACAAGCAAAAGCTATTGTAGATATGAAACTTGGTAAATTAGCTGGATTAGAAAAAATAGAATTAAATAATGAAAAAAATGAATTAGATAAAGCAGTAAATGAATTAACTTTACGCATTCAGAAAAGAGAATTACAAGAGCAAGTATTAAAAGAAAGATTAGAAGATCTAGTTAAAAAATATGGAGATGCAAGAAGAACCGAATTAACCAATATTGAAACTCCAAAAGAGGAAAAAGAAATTGAAACTGTAACTCCAGAAAATGTTGTTGTAGTTATTAATAAAACAGGAGAAATAAAAAGAATTGCAAAAGCATCTTTTAGAACTCAAAGAAAGGGCGGAAAAGGTGTTAAAACTGAAGATGATGCTGTGCTAGGTACTTTCTCGACAAACACAATAGATACATTATTAGCTTTTACAAACACAGGAAAAATGTTTAGATTATTAGTAGATAACATTCCTGCGGGCACAAATGCCTCAAAAGGAGTTGGAATTGGAAGCTTAATAAATTTAGAACCATCAGAAAAGGTTATTGCAGCTACAACACTAGAAAGAAAAAATGATAAAAAATATGTAGTATTTATGACTAAACAAGGATTAATAAAGAAAACATTATTAGAAGAATATACACAAACTAAAAGAAGTACTGGTATTGCAGCTATAAAACTTAAAGAAGGAGATTCAATAGCTAATATAGAATTAATGAATGAAGAAGAAATGATTATAATTACTAAAAAAGGTATGTCAATTCGTTTTGAAACTAAAGATATTACAGCTATTGGTAGAGTTGCATCAGGAGTAAAGACTATAAAATTAGATACTGATGATGAAGTATTAGTAGGATTACCAATTCTAAATAAAGAAGATCAAGTTGCAATTTTTACTCAATATGGATATGGAAAGAAAACTAAAATAGAAGAATTTCCTTTACAGGGAAGAGCTGGAAAAGGTGTTGTTATTTATAAAACAACTCCAAGCACAGGGGATATTATTGGTGCTTCTATAGTAAATGATGAAAGTAATTTATTGTTAGTTGGAAAAACTTCAATCTGCATTTCCGCAAAAGATGTTCCACTATTAGGTAGACCAGCAACAGGAAATATAATGATCAAAAATGGAATTTTAAATTCAGTAGTAGAATTATAGAAAGGAGTATTATATGGCACAAGAAATTAAACAAACCTCTTTAACTATTGAAATTCCTTTTGAAGAATATAAAGAACTTTTAATAATTAAAGGTCGTTATGAAGAATTAAAATCTCAACAAAATATCCCATGGGCAGTTAATCCTAGAGGCACGACTATTACTTATAAAAACACAAAAGAACAAGATAAAGAGTTAACTCCTCCATATAAAGTGACTTGTTAAAAGTCACTTTTTTGATTTTCTTTTAAAATAATGATATAATTATTATAGAAAATGAAAGGAGAAGATAATATGATAGAAAAAATTATCGGCTTACTTTTAGTAACCAATATAACCGTTGAAGAAATGGAAGAAATTAAAGATTATTTAGAGCAGCTTGAAGATGATGCAAATAAACTTTCTTGCCTTGAAGCTTGTGGCGTTGATAATTGGTTTGGATATGATGAAGCTATGCATGAATATTATAATAGTGAGGAGGAATAAAATATGAATCCAGATAATATGTATATAAATAAAATACAAGAGTTAGTAGATAAATTAAATTATTATACTAAATTATATGATGAAGGAAATCCTGCAATTAGTGATAAAGAATGGGATGATATGTATTTTAAATTACAAGATTTAGAAAATTTTTATGGAGTATATCTTTCAGATAGCCCAACTCAAAATATTAATTATCAAGTCGTAAATAAATTAAATAAAGTAAAACATAATCATCCTATGTTATCACTTGATAAAACTAAATCAATAGATACAATTAAATCTTTTTTAGGTAATAAAGATTTTATTTGTATGGCAAAAATGGACGGTCTAACTTGTTCTTTAAGATATTTAGATGGAAAATTAGTATCTGCGGAAACCCGCGGAAATGGTATTGAAGGAGAAGATATTCTTCATAATGCTTTACAGGTAAAAAATATCCCTAATAAAATTAATTATAAAGAAGAATTAATTATAGATGGAGAAATAATTTGTACTTATGATGACTTTAAAAGTTTTGAAAAAGAATATAAAAATCCTAGAAATTTTGCAAGCGGTAGTATAAGATTATTAGATAGTAAAGAAAGTTCAATGAGAAATCTTACTTTTGTTGTATGGGATATTATAAAAGGTATAGATGAAGACAAGTTAAGTGATAAACTATTAAAGGCAGATAAATTAGGCTTTACTATTGTTCCTTTTGAAGTTAATTTACCTGAATATAAAACAATAGAGCAAATTATGGAAATAGTAAAAAAATCTAGTTCTATATACCCAATTGATGGATTAGTTTTTAAATATGATAATTGTAATGAATATATCTCTGCAGGTAAAACAGACCATCATTTTAAAGGTGGATTAGCATATAAATTTTATGATGAAGAATATGAAACTACTTTACAAAATATAGAATGGACTATGGGAAGAACTGGAGTATTAACTCCTGTAGCTATATTTGAACCTATTGATATAGATGGTACTGAAGTATCAAGAGCAAGTCTTCATAATATTAGTATTGCTCAAGAAACTTTACATACTAATTCTATTATAATTGGATGGAAAGGTCAACATATAAAAGTTGCAAAAATGAATATGATTATTCCTCAAATTATAGAAGCAGAAGAAGATAATGATGGCTTAACAAAATTTTATTTCGATATTCCTAAAATATGTCCTATTTGTGATAAAACAACAGAAATAAAAAAAGAGAATAATAGTGAAATGTTATATTGCGCAAATCCACAATGTGAAGGAAAATTAGTAAATCGTATAGAACATTTCTTTGGAAAGAAGGGTTTAGATGCTAAAGGAATTTCAAAAGCAACTATTGAAAAACTTATTAACTGGGGATGGGTTAACAAAATCTCAGATATGTTTGAATTGTCAGCCCATGCAACAGAATGGAAAAACATTACAGGTTTTGGTGAAAAGTCTGTTAACAATATTCTCCAATCCATCAGAGAGAGTTGTGATACTAACCTCGAATCCATTATCAGTGCTGCAGGTATTCCACTTATTGGAAGAACAGTTGCGAGAGATCTTTCCAAAAAATTTGATGGATATGGTGAATTTAGAGAAGCAATCAAAAATGGTTTTGATTTCACTCAATATGGCGGATATGGATATGAAATGCAAAAAGCAATAAGTGAGTTTAATTATAATGAATTAGATAATATAGTTGAAAAATATTTGACTATCAAAAAAAATAATGATATAATAAATACAGAAAAACTTAAAGATATTACTTTTTGTATTACAGGAAAAGTCAATATATGGAAAAATAGAGATGAATTATCTCAAACAATTATGTTGTTAGGTGGAAAGGTTGTTGGATCAGTTAGTAAAAATGTAAATTATTTAATAAATAATGATATAACTAGTAACTCATCTAAAAATTTAAAAGCCAAAGACCTAGGTATTAAAATTATTTCTGAACAAGATTTTCAAAAAATGTTTGACATTCAAAAATAATTTTGATATAATATATATAGAAAAAAATAAAAGTTTTTCAATAAAAGCGAAGATAAAATAGTCGCAAATATTATATATATTATTGACAGAAAAAAATAATTTTGATATAATATATATGTAAAAGTGATAAAAATCACAAAAGAAAAATAAACTAGAAAAAGAAGGAGAGAAAGAAAATGTTAAAAGAAAATAGTTTAAAAGTATTTAATTATGTAAAGGAAAATGATGGAAAGAATATGACTGCTGCTGATATCGCAGAAGGAACTGGATTAGAAGTTAGACAAGTAAATGGAATCGTTACATCTGCATTCCAAAGAAAAGGATTAATGGAAAGAGTTCCAGCTGAAATAGAATTAGAAGATGGTTCTCACAAAGCAGTTAAATTCGTTAGATTAACTGATGAAGGAAAATCATTTGATCCAACTGCTACAGACGCTGAATAATAAATAAAAAGTGGGGATTTCCCACTTTTTTATTTCTTTTAGAAAGGAAGAAAAATTATGATTTTTTTTATAATAAATATTATATTATTATCATTTAGTATATTTTTATTTATAAAAATAAAAGATAAAATAAATAACAATAATAAACTTGAAAAAGAAGAGAGAGAAATTCAAGAGAGAATTGATAAAAAGAAAATAGAAGAACAATATATCCAAGATGAAGTTAAAAAGGTTAAAAATCATTTAGACAATATGCAAACTGCTCTTAATAATCAAAAGATATCTTTTAAAGATTCTTTGTCTAATTATGTTAATTTATTAGATTATCAATATCAACAAGAAGAAAAATGATATGATGATGCAATAGATGCAATGAAATACGCATATGATCAAGAACAGGATAAATTAATTGCGGCAACCGCACATATAAAAGAAGATCTAGATAAAATTCGTGCGACAAGGGCTTCCGCACAAGAAGCTTTGTTAAAAGAGCAACAAATAAAAGAGAATATGTCTTTTTATAGTTTAAATCCAAATCAAAATGATTTAGACGATATTCAGGCTCTTGAAAGAATTAAACCTAAATTACACCAACCTCGTATTTTATCTATGTTGATTTGGTCAACATATTTTCAAAAACCTATGACTCAATTATGCAATAATATTGTGGGATTAAAAGAAGTTTGTGGAATTTATAAAATTACAAACCAAAAAACTAATCAATGTTATATAGGTCAAAGCGTAGACATCGCAAAAAGATGAAAAGATCACGTTAAATGCGGATTAGGGATAGATACGCCCGCAAATAATAAGTTATATCAATCAATGGCTGAGTATGGAGTTTGGAACTTTACTTTTGAAATTCTAGAAAAATGTTCAAAAAATCAATTAAACGAAAAAGAAAGTTTTTATATTTCTTTATATCAATCTAATGAATTTGGTTTTAATAGTAATACGGGTATAAAAAATAAATAATTGATTTTAATCAAAAATAATGATATAATTATAATATAAAAGGAGAGAAAAATATTATGTGGAAAATAGCAGATATAGAAAAAAATAAAATAAAATATTTTGAGAATGCTGCAAGTGGAAAAACGATTACAAATATTATAGATTGTATTGACTATGCTAATGCAATGTCTAGAGAAATTTACTTAAATAATTTGACACCCGCATCTGCAGAAACAATAGAAAAAATAATTAGATTTTGAAACAATATAGATAATATTGAACCAACATCTATAGCAAACAGGAAACCAATTAATATTTATATTGACTCTTTTGGAGGATCTCTAAATGCAGCTTTTACTATTGTAGATATAATTAAAAATTCAAAAACTCCTGTTTATACAATAAATATTGGAGTTTGTCAAAAAGAGGCTTTGTATCCATATCTAGCTGGACATAAAAGATATGCATATCCAAGATCATCTTTTTACTTAGATAAAAATATAGAAAGATTAGATCTATCAGAAGGTCAATCTAATTATGAAGATTTTATTAAAAAACAAGCACTAGAAGTAAAGGATATGGTATTAGAAGCTACAAAAATAACAGAAACAGATTATGAAAATCGTAAAGGATGGTGGCTTACTGCCGATAAAGCAAATGAATTATTGATTTGCCACGAAGTTTTAAGAAATAAAATTATTTAGGAAAGGAATAAGATATAAATGGGAAAAGTAATAATTACAAATGATACAACTAAAGAGCCTATTCAAATGATAGGAAAATATGCTGGAGAATGTTGGGGCGCAGATACAACAGTTCCATCAAAGAATTTTAAACGTGGAATTAACTGTTTAAATTCAGAACATGGTCGTACGTGGGAGTTTCCTGATGTCTATATGACTATTGAAGGATATTCAGCTCGTGTCATAAGAGAATGGTATACTCATATTGGCGGGGCTCCAAGTAGATTGCAAGCAAGTACAAGATATATTAATTATGATAGTTTTGAATATGTAACTCCACCAAAAATAGCAAATAATGAAAAAGCAAAAATAATATATGATAATTGTATGCAAGTTATTCAAGAAAAATTACAAGAGCTAGATGAAATGGGAGTTCCTCGTGAAGATAGTGCATTATTACTTCCATTAGGAATGACAACAAAAATTGCTTGTAAGCACAATTTTAGAAATTTAGTAGATATGAGCCATCAAAGACTTTGTACTCGTGCTTATTGGGAATATAGACAACTTTTTAGAGATATAATTGAAGCATTAGAAAATTATTCTGATGAGTGGAAAATTTTAGTTCAAATGATGAAACCTAAATGTGAAGTTTATGGATATTGCACAGAAGAAAAAAGTTGCGGCCGCGTATTAAAAAAAGATAGTAAAAATATTAATCTTTAATTGATTTTAACTAAAAAAAATGATATAATATATATGTAATAAAGAAAGGAAAAGATTAATATGAAAATAGAAGATTTTGATAAGTATTTTAATCATACCACAGATACTTATGAATTTTTAAAAGAAGATTTTGAAAAAATTTTAAAAGGTATTATTCCTGTGCAAAAAGGAATTACAGAAAATGGCGTAAAAATATTAAAAATAATGCAAGATAAAGTAGACCAATATAATAATATTTTTACATCAAAAAATATAGGAGAATTTTTATTTATGTCGCCAAGATCTGTATCAGGATCTATGAAAAAATTAATTACAGATGGATATGTAATAAAATTGGGATTAAATCCTGTTAGTTATGGTTTAACAGAATTGGGCAAAAGTTATAAATTTGACGAAAAATAAAAATTTTGATATAATATAAATAGAAAAAGTTTGAATAAAGAAAAAAAAAGAAAAGGAGAAAAAATATATGAGAAAAGCAATTAATAATGAAAAAATTGAAGGAAGAATTTATCAACATAATTTAACTATTAAAAAAGTTCAAAATCAAACTTCAGCAAATTATGGAAAGGAATTTATTTCTGGAAATCTTGAAATTGCAGTAGATGAAGCAGGTTTAAATGTAATCCCAGTTCATTTTACATATGTAGTAGAAACAACAAGTTCTGGAAATAAAAATCAAACATATGCAAATTTGAAAAAAATTATTGAAGATAATAAAACTTGGATAACAGTTGGAAAAGATGAAGCTCAAAAAGTAAGAATTAATACTGCGATTGCATTAAATGATTTTTATACTCAAGATGATAATTTAGTTTCTGTAAAAACTAATGAAGGAGGATTTGTATCTTTTGTAACTGGAGAATTAGGAGCAGAAGAAGAAAGAAATACCTTTGCCGCCGATATGCTTATTACAGGAGTAACAAAAATAGAGAAAGATGAAGAAAAACATATTGATGAAAGTTATGTAACTGTAAAAGGGGCAATCTTTAATTTTAGAAATGATTTATTACCTATTGATTTTACTGTTAGACATCCAGATGGAATGAAATATTTTGAAAATTTAGAGGTTTCAAATAGCGCACCTATTTATACAAAAGTTTGGGGCAAAATTGAATGTAGAACAATTGTTAATTCAGTAAGTGAAGAATCTGCTTTTGGAGAAAGTTCTGTAAGAACTTATGAAAGAAAAACAAAAGAATGGAATATTACAGGTACTGCTAAAGTTCCATATGATTTTGGAGATGAAAATATTTTAACTGCTGAAGATGTTAGAAAAGCAATGCAAAATAGAGAAACTATGTTAGCAGAAATTAAGGCTCGTAGTGATGAATATAGAGCTTCAAAGGCTGCAACTACAACACCTGCTGCTACAGCAACAACTGCAATTAATAATAGTGGCTTTAATTTTTAGAAATATTATATAAAACAAAAGAGGATAAAATATAATATTATCCTCTTTTAACAAAAAAAAGAAAAGGAGATTTATTATGGCTATAAATATTTTTGAACTTCAACCTAATAAAGTTAATCGTAATTTATTAGGATATTCATTTTTATTTTATGGAGATCCTAAAACAGGAAAAACAACTATTGCTTCAAAATTTCCAAAAGCCCTATTACTAGCTTTTGAAAAAGGATACGCAGCAATTCCGGGGATTATTGCTCAACCAATTAATAGTTGGTCTGAATTTAAAAAGGTTTTAAAACAATTAAAAGAAGAACAGGCTAAAGAGTTGTTTGAAACAATTATTCTTGACACTGGAGATATTGCTTATGATTATGACATAAAATATGTATGTGATAATGCAAAGAGACCTGATGGCGGATATGGTGTAGATTCAATCGGTGACATCCCATATGGTAAAGGATATGCGCTTGCAGAAAAAGAATTTGATGAATGTTTAAGAAGTATTGTTCAAATGGGATATGGTTTAGTTATTATTAGTCACGCTGTAGACAAAACTATTACAGATGCTGATGGAACTGAATATAGCAGAATTATGCCAACAATGGATAAAAGAGCTGTAAAAATAGTTTCTCGTATGACTGATGTTATTGGTTATGCTAGACCTATTACCCAAGAAGATGGTACCGTATCAACAAAATTATTTATGAGAGGTAGTACTCGTTTTATGGCAGGATCAAGATTTAAATATACTCCAGATGTAATTGATTTTAATTACGAAAGTCTTGTAAATGCTATTGGAGATGCTATTGATAAACAAGCTGCAGAAGATGGTGCTGAATTATTTTCTGATGGTGCAACAAAGAATATTTTTGAAGACACTACTAAAGAATTGAATTTTGATGATTTAATGGCAGAATTTAATTCAATAGTACAAAAATTAATGGAACAAAATGACGAACAAACTTTTGTAACTCAATGGCAACCTAAATTAACTGAAATCATTGAAAAATATTTAGGAAAAGGCAATAAGGTTAGTAATTGTAATAGAACACAAGTTGAAGCTATAAGTTTAATTGTTGAAGATTTAAAAGATTTAATAAAGTAAAAATAAAAGAGATAAAAGGAGTTTGAGAAGATAATTAAAAAGTAAAGATATTATCTTCTCTTTTTGATTTTTTATTAAAATTATGATATAATATTTATATAAAGAAAAAAGTAGGTGAAAAATATGGCGGCAGTTCGTATGGTAAAATGTAAATATTGTGGAAAACAATTTAATAGAAATGCTGAACCTTTTATAGAAGTTAGCTCAAGGCGCTATGCTCATAAAAAATGTGCAGAAGAATATTTAAATTCTATTTCAAAAGATGAGAAAGACTATTTAGAATTAGAGAAATATATAAAAAAATTATTTGGTTTAAATGTTTTAACTGCAAAGATAAAAAGACAAATCAAAGAATATAAAGAAGAATATGATTATAGTTATTCTGGAATTCAAAAAACTTTATATTGGTGGTTTGAAGTAAGAAAAAATTCTCTTGAAAAAGCAAATGATGGGATTGGGATAGTTCCCTATGTATATGATGAATGTAAAAATTATTATTATAGGCTTTATTTAGCTAAAACAGCAAATGAAATGATTAATAATACAATTCCACAAGTTAAGACTCAAGAGATAGAAATAGGATCTCCGCGAGTACATATTAACCCTCCAAAACTTTTTAAGTTCGGAGAAGAAAAATATAAATAGGGAGGTAAATAATGGCAATTAATACAAAATATGTAGATACTTCTTCATTAATTCAAGTTATAGGATGTGTATATCAAAACCCTAGTTTGTTAGATAATGAAAATTATTTTTTTAATGAAGATGATTTTACCGAAGAATTTCATAAAATTTTATTTGGTTCTATTTATAATCTTCATATGTTAGGTGCAAAAACTATAACTATTAATGCAATAGAAGATTATTTAAAAGATAGACCTAAAAGTTTAGCAATATATAAAAATTATAAAGGAAATGAATATTTAGAAAAAATTTCTAAAAATGTTCAATTATCAACTTTTGAATATTATTATACTCGTATGAAAAAAATGACTTTACTTAGAATGTATAGCAATATTGGAATGGATTTATCTTGGCTATATGATGTAGATAATATTTTAGATGCAAAAAAGAAACAAGCTCAAGAAGATTGGTTTGATAATACTACATTAGAAGATATTGCGGCGATTATAGATGATAAAATAACTACTATAAAAATGAAATATATAGATGACGCGAATAACGATTTTATCCAAGCAGGAGATAGAGTAGAAAATCTTATTGAATCTTTACAAAAACATCCTGAAGTAGGATATCCTATGTATGGGCCTTTAATTAATACTGTTACAAGAGGCGCAAGATTAAAAAAGTTTTATTTATTTAGTGCGGCAACTGGAGTTGGAAAAACTAGATTTATGATATCTCAATTTGCTTCTATTGCTTGTGACCAAATTTATGATAATAAAACTAAAAGTTGGATTGCAAATGGAACTAAAGAACCGGCAATGTTTGTTACTACAGAACAAGATATAGATGAAATTCAAACAATGATATTAGCTTTTTTATCAGGAGTAGATGAAGGACATATTATTTATAATTCATATGAAGATGATGAGTTAGAAAGAGTTAAATATGCAGCAGTTCTTATGCAAAAATGTCCATTATATATTAAAAAACTTCCTGACTTTGCTTTAAAAGATATTGAAAACACAATAAAATATGGTATTAGGGAATGGGGAGTTCGATATGTATTTTTTGATTACTTGCATACAAGTATGAAAATTTTAAGTGAAGTAACTTCAAAAACAGGTATAAAAGGATTAAGAGAAGATAATGTTTTATTTATGATTTCTATACGATTAAAAGATTTATGCCAAGAATATGGAGTATTTATAATGTCTGCAACACAATTAAATGCAGATTATATAACCGCTCAACAGTACGATCAAAATTTATTGAGAGGAGCAAAATCAATAGCTGATAAAATTGACTTAGGCGCAATTATGCTACAAACTAGCCAAGAAGATAAAGAAGCTTTAAGAGAGATTATTATGAAAAGCGGCTATGAAGAACCAAATATAAAAATGTCAATTTATAAAAATCGTAGAGGAAAATATAAAGATATTTTATTATGGTGCAAAGCTGATAGAGGCCAGTGTAAATTTATTCCTCTGTTTGCAACTGACTATCAATATAAATTAATTGAATTGCCTGATTTAGTTATAAAGATTAATCCAAAAATAGAAACCTCTGCATTTTAATTTTATTATTTGATTTATATTAATAATAATGATATAATTATTATATAAAGATAAGGAGAAATTGATAAAATGGAATTAAAAGAAATGTCAGAAAAAATTAAAAATGAATTGACAATAGATCAAATTTATAGTTTCTTATTATCATTTGGCGGAGATCCGCAACTAAAAGATGGACTAATCATTTCTAGAACTATATGTCATGGAGGTTATTCACATAAACTATATTATTATGATAATACTAAATTATTTAAGTGTTACACTGATTGTTTTGATACTTTTGATATATTTGAATTAGTTTTAAAGATTAATAAAATAAATAATAAAGAAATTTCTTTACCACAAGCCGTAAAATTTATTGCAGATTATTTTGGAATATATTTTAATATGTCTATTCAAGAAAATACAGAAAATGAATTTAAAGATTGGCAAATTTTAGAAAGATATGAACAATTAACTCCAAAAGAAGAAGAAAAAATTATAGATTTTAAATATTATGATACAAAAATTTTAAAATATCTTCCTCATCCCCGTATTCTTGGCTGGGAGCAAGAAGGAATAAAACCAGAAGTTATGAGAGAGTGCGGAATTTGTTATGATCCTGTGATGCAGGGGATAGTTATTCCGCATTATAATATAGATGGTAAATTAATTGGAATAAGAGAAAGAACTTTAATAAAGGAAAATGAAGATACTGGAAAATATAAACCTGCAATATTAAACTATAAAATGTATAATCATGCTTTAGGGTTTAATCTTTATAATTTAAATAATAGTAAAGAAAATATTGTATTTTATAAAAAAGTTATAGTATTTGAAGGAGAAAAAAGCTGTCTATTATATAAGTCTTATTTTCCAGATAATGACATTAGCGTAGCTGTCTGCGGTAGCAATTTAACAAAATATCAAGTTGATTTATTATTATCTCTTGAAGTGGATGAAATTTGTATCGCTTTTGATAAGCAGTTTAAAGAAATTGGCGATATAGAATGGAAGAACTGGACTAAAAAATTAAAAGACATATATAAAAAATATGGAACAAAAGTAAAAATAACATTTTTATTTGATAAATGGAATTTACTTGAATATAAAGATAGTCCAATTGATAAAGGAAAAGATATTTTTCAAGAACTTTTTAAAAGGAGGATAAGTTTATAATGGATAGTTTAGTAAAAGAATATAGATTAAAGCATAAAAAATGTAAATGATGTAAATATCATAAATATAATTATGCTCCTTGCAATTTGACTGCAAATTGATATACTTGTGAATTAAAAGATAAAATTATTAATATAAATATTTTTAGATTATGTAAATATTATAGATTAAAAGAAGAGGAGGGAGAAAATGAAAAGTAAAATTTTAGCAATATTTTTTGCAAGCTTAAGTGTTATGTTGTTAATATTGTTAGTATTATTTATGACAATGTGCGATGATTTAAATAAAAGAGTCACAAGTCAAGAAGATTATATAAAAGATTTAGAATGGGAAAATAATAGATATATTATGTGCTGTGAAAATAATTAAAAGATTTTAATAATAAAATGACTTAGAAAGGATTTGAAAAGATGAAACCTTTAAAAAAAGAATTAAATAAGAAAAATACTTGGATAGTAACCGAATTACATCATGAGCGATATACTTTTGATTTAGAGACATCTATCTATGAATGTAAAACCATTTTAGAAATTTTAGATGAATTAGCATATTGGGGATTAGAAAATAAAATAGAAAAATATAAAAATAGTAATGTTTATATTTTAGATGAAGTATATCACGAAGATCCAGAAAGTGATACTTGGTGTTTAACAGAGCAAGAAAAAAAGAGATTTTTACCGCTTCATGTTGAAGCTATTATGATAATGCCGCTTGATGATTTTTTAAAAAAAGAAAAATATTTTTCAGGAAGTTTTGGCGGGACAAATAGGAAATATGGAGTTATGGATTATGCATCTGTCCCAGTAAAGATGGAGGAGGATAAAAATAATGAAAATAACTAAAAAAGATTTTGAATATAAGTTATACAATAAAAGCTTTTCAGAAGAAGAATTAGAAAATTTATTATGGTTTAATTTTCAATGTATAGATGGTGAGTTAAATTTACAAGAAGCTGATGAAATAAAAGAGTCGTGTTTAGATAGATGGTCTAGACCGGCAAGTCTTATATTTATTTATAATAATGAATTTTTTAGAATTGATTATGACGAAGGATTAACAGAACTTCAAGAAAATTGTAATTTTTCTCAGCCTTATAAAGTTCAAAAAATAGAAAAACAAATTACTATAACAGAATGGGAGGAAATTAAAAATGCAAATTAAATTATTAAAACCAATGAACCCCCATTATAAAGCTTTAGAACAAATCTTAGTTAATAGGAATATTCCCTATGAAGAAATTTCACATTATTTAAACACAACAGATAAAGATATAAATAAACCTACAGATCTAGGAAAAAGTATAGATGATGGGGCAAGAATGTTATGTGATATTATTATGTGCAATTTAAATGCTCTAGTAGTATGTGATTGCGATTGTGACGGTTTTACATCTGCCGCATTATTAATTAATTATTTATCACAACAATTTCCATCTTGAGTAGCAAACCATTTAAAATGGTATGTTCATGAAGGAAAACAGCATGGTCTTATAGATGTAATGGATTATATAGAACAAAAAAATTTTAGTTTAATTATATGTCCAGACAGTTCGAGCAATGATTATGAACAACACGCAGAATTGTATAGTAAAGGTATTAAAACTTTAGTATTAGACCATCACGAAGCAGATGCAATAAGCAGCGCTGCTTGTATAATTAATAATCAATTAAGTGATTATCCAAACAAAGAATTTAGTGGAGTTGGAATAACATGGCAATTTTGTAGATATCTAGATACTCTTTTAGGAACTGATTATGCTAATAATTATTTAGATTTAGTCGCTCTTGGAAACACAGGAGATATGATGTCATTAACATCTTTTGAAACTAAACATTTAATTAATTTAGGTTTTGAACCAAAAAACATTCATAATCCATATATATATGAAATGTGGCAGAAAAATAAATTTAAATTAGGGGAGCATATCACCTCAATTGATGCAGCTTTTTATATTGTCCCTATGATAAATGCCATTCAAAGAAGTGGAACAATAGAAGAAAAAGAACTTTTATTTAAAGCTATGTTAAATAATGAAGCTTTTGAAGAAGTTCCCTCAACAAAACGAGGTCATAAACCAGGAGAAATGGAACGCATTGTAGATCAAGCCGTAAGAGTTTCTACCAATGTTAAAAATCGTCAGACAAAAGCACAAGATACAAGTATGGAATTTTTAGAACAAAAAATAGAAAAAGAAAATCTACTTTCTCATAAAATATTATTATTTACTCTTGAACCTGGTAAAATAGATCCTAATATTGCAGGATTAATAGCAAATAAATTAGCTGCAAAATACCAAAGACCATGTTGTATTTTAACAAAAATCATTGATATAGATCCGACTCAAACATTTATAAATCAAAATGAAGATACTCTTAATGTAGTAAGTCGCGGAAGAGTCTTATATCAAGGAAGTGCAAGAGGATATGAATTAACGGGTTTAACTAATTTTAAAGACATATGTGATGGAGCTGGAGTAGAATGGACCGCAGGTCATCAAAATGCTTTTGGTTTGTGCATTGCCGAAGACAAAATCAATTATTTTCTTAATACTATTGATTTAATGCTTTGTAATTTAGGTATTTCAACAGAACCAATTTATTTTGTAGATTATATATATACAGGCAATGATGTAAATCCAGACGATATTTTAAGTATTGCAGGTCTAAAATCATTATGGGGAAAAGATTTTCAAGAAGCCAGTATTGCAATTAAAGATTTAAAAGTTTCAGCAAATATGGTAAATGTTTATAGAAAAAGCAGTAATACTTTAAAAATAACTTTATCAAATGGTGTATGTTTAATGAAATTTAACGCAACAGAAGAAGAATGTCAAAGACTAGAAAATCAAAAAGGTGCTTATATTCAATTAAATATTGTAGGAAAATGTCATATAAATGAATGACTAGGAAATTATACTCCACAAATTTTTATTGATGAATATGAAATTACTGGGGAAGGAAAATATTTGTTCTAATGGAACATAAGTGGTCGAAAGAGTCAAATCAAAAATGCTTTTAGAAAATTTTTGATTTGATTTTTTATCTTAGTTGAATTTTATATAAAAATATGATATAATATATATAGAAAAAGAAAGGAGAATAGATATGAATAATGAAAAATACAATGGTATTGGAAATTGTTATCCTTTTAAATCAAGATGTTGGGAAACTAAAGACCATCATATAATAAAGATTTCTGATATGGAAACTTCTCATATTGAAAATGTAATTAATTTTTTAGAAAGAACAAAAGATTTTTATGATGAAGGCGGAATTGAATGGGGCGACCCTGATACTCTTTATTATGATGATAATAGTTATTTAGTTGATATAAAAATAAAAGAATTAAAAGAAGAATTACAAAAAAGACACGAGGAGGAATTATTATGGAATTAAATGAAAAGCAAAAACAAGGTTTAGAAATTGCAGTTGATCGTTATAAACGCGGAGAACGCTGTACTATTATAGCTGGATATGCTGGAACAGGAAAGTCAACTTTAGTTAAATTTATCATTTCCGCATTACCTAATATAAATCCTCAAACAGATGTTGTTTATACTAGTTTTACAGGTAAAGCAACACAAGTATTAGCTAAAAAAGGTAATAAAAATACATCAACTCTACATAAACTATTATTTATTAGTCATCCTCGTCCAGATGGAACTTATACTAGAATTCCGGTAACTACAATTCCTTATAAAATAGTTGTTGTAGATGAAATTTCTATGGTTCCAAAATCATTAATTCAAAAATTAGCTTCATATAGAGTTCATGTTATTGGATTGGGAGATCCTTTTCAACTTCCACCTGTAAATAAGAATGAAGATAATCATTTATTAGATAATCCGCATATTTTTTTAGATGAAATTATGAGACAAGAAGAAGGAAATGAAATTATAGATTTATCTATGAAAATTAGAAAAGGAGAACCTATTGATTATTTTAAAGGAAAAAATATTCAAATTATAAATAAAAGTGAATTATCAACAGGTATGCTTCAATGGGCAGATCAGATTTTAGTTGCAACAAATGAAACTAGGAAAGCTATTAATGCTCAAATGAGAGATCTATTAGGGCATACAGGCGATCCTGAAGATGGAGATAAAATTATTTGTTATAGAAATTATTGAGAAGACGAATGTCAAGGCGGCAGCGCATTGGTTAATGGTACAATTGGAACAATTAGCAATAGTTACAATTCTTTTGTTACTATTCCAGGTTTTTTAAATAAAGCCAATTATGGTATTCCAAGACAAGTAGCAACAATTAATTGTAATTTTATTGAAGAAGATGGAGAAGAATATTCAAATTTAATAATGGATAAAAATATGATTTTAACAGGCGAAAAAACATTAGATTGGAAAACTGAATATGCAGTTAGTCAAAATAAAAATTTTAAACATTTACTTCCCTATGAATTTACATATGGATATGCAATAACTTGTCATCGTGCGCAAGGATCAGAATGGGATAAGGTTTTAGTTATAGAAGAAAAATTTCCATTCGGAAAAGAAGAACATGCTCGTTGGTTATATACAGCAGTGACTCGCTGTTCAGATAAATTAGTCTTGGTTCGATCTGAATAAAATCCATTTGACTAAAAAGAAAAAATATGATATAATAAATATAGAAAAAAGAAAGGAAAAACATTATGAAATATGAAGAAAAATTAGAATTTAAAAAAGAAATTTTTAAAGAAATAAAAAATTGCATACTTTTTGATGGAAAAGGTTATTCATTAAATAAAAAAGAATTAGAAAAATTAATACAAAAATATGAAACGGAAATAGAAGGAATTAAACAATATTTAAAACATATATCAAAATAATAAAGGAGGAATGTTAGCATGAATAAAAGATTTGAAACACATTCTCATACATATTATTCAAATCTTCGTTTACTTGATTGTATCAATAGACCAAAAGATTTAGTAAAAAGAGCAGCTGAACTAGGATTAGCTGGAATAGCCATTACAGATCACGAAGCTTTATGTGGTCATATGGAATTAAATATGTTTCAAAAAGAAATTCAAAAAGATTATCCTGATTTTAAGATTGCTTTAGGAAATGAGATTTACTTAACACCTAATAGAGAAATGGGACAAAGATATTACCATTTTATTTTAATTGCTAAAAATAAGATCGGACATAGAGCATTAAGAGAATTATCTTCTAGGGCATGGATGAATTCTTATTGGGATAGAGGATTAGAAAGAGTTCCAACTATATATAGTGATATTGAAGAAATTGTTAAAAAATATCCTAATAGTTTAATTGCTACAACAGCTTGCTTAGGAGGAGAATTGAGTGTTAACACTCTTGCTTTAATAAATGCAGAAAAAATAAATGATAAAAAAAGTGCGGAAACCGCACATAATAATATAGTTAAATTTATGTTATGGGGAAAAGAACAATTTGGAGACGATTTTTATATAGAGTGCGCTCCTGGCTGTTCTTCAGATCAAATTCAAGTAAATAAAAGATTGGTATCTATTGCAAAAGCATTTAATATTAAAATGGTTATTGGCTCAGATGCTCATTATCTTAAAAAAGAAGATAGATATGTTCATAAAGCATATTTAAATAGTAAAGGTGGAGAGCGTGAAGTTGATGAATTCTATGAATTTGCATATCTTCAGAGTAATGATGAAATTATTGAAAATTTAAAAAAATCTGATTTTACAGAAGATTTTACACAACAAATGTTTGATAATAGTTATGAAATCTATAATAAAATTGAATTATACTCTCTTGAACATAAACAAACAATTCCAAAAGTAGAAGTAAAAGATTATCCAAAAGTTTCAGATTGGAATCAATTAGGTTATCCAATTTTAGCAGATATGCTTAACTCTGATGATAAAGTTGAAAGATATTGGGTTAATAAATGTTTAAATAGATTAGAAAAATTAGATTTATATAATGAGAAATATCTTAGTCGTTTGGAAGAAGAGGCAGATATCAAAAGAACAATTAGTGAAAAGCTTGAAACTAATATGTTTAGTTATCCAGTTACACTTGAACATTATGTTAATTTATTTTGGGAATGTGGAAGTATGGTTGGTGCAGGTCGTGGATCAAGCTGTTCTGGTCTTAACCATTATTTATTAGGCATTACTCAGCTAGATCCAATTAAATGGGAATTGCCTTTCTGGAGATATTTAAATAAAGAACGTATTGAATTAGGAGATATAGATTTAGATTTATGTCCTAGCAAAAGACCTTTAATATTAAAAAGAATAAAAGAAGAACGTGGTGAAAACTTTAATAAAGATATTGACGATCTAAGTAGAAAAAACTTAGGATGTACATTAATAGCAACATTTGGAACTGAAGGCACTCGTTCAACAATTTTAACTGCTTGCCGTGGATATAGAGCTCAAGGTTATCCAGATGGGATAGATGTAGATACAGCTCAATATTTATCTTCATTAATTCCTAGTGAACGTGGTTTCTTGTGGCCATTAAAAGATTGTATTGAAGGTAATCCAGAAAAAGATAGAAAACCTATTAAATTATTTATTAATGAAGTAGAGCAATATCCTGGATTATTAGATATTATGTTAGGAATTGAAGGAATAGTAAATAAAAGAAGTTCTCATGCATCAGGAGTAATTTTATTCGATGAAGATCCATATGAATTTGGTTGTTTTATGAAAACTCCAAAAGGAGAAATTATAACTCAATATGATCTTCATATGTGTGAAGCTGCGGGAATGACTAAATATGACTTTTTAGTAACAGAAGTTCAAGATAAACTAACAGAAGCAATAAAATTACTTCAAGATTATGGAGAAATAGATAGTTCTTTGACATTAAGAGAAGTTTATGATAAATATTTTCATCCAAATGTATTACCTATTAATGACCAAGCAATTTGGAAAGTTCTACAAGAAAATAGTGTATTAAATATATTCCAATTTGATAGTGAAGTAGGTAGTCAAGCAGCTAAAAAAATAAAACCAAAATCAATGTTAGAGATGGCAGATGCAAATGGACTAATGAGACTGATGACAGCAGAAAAAGGACAAGAAAGTCCAATGGAAAAATATATTAGATTTAAAGAAAATATTGGATTGTGGTATGCGGAAATGAGAGAATTTGGTTTAACAGAAGAAGAGCAAAAAGTAGTAGAACCATATTTCTTATCATCTTATGGAGTTCCGCCTTCTCAAGAACAATTAATGAAGATGTTAATGGATAAAAACATCTGTAACTTTTCATTAAAAGATGCAAATGCAGCTCGTAAGATAGTTGGTAAAAAACAAATGAACAAAATCCCAGCTTTAAAACAACAAATTCTAGATCAAGCGGCAAGTCCATGTTTAGGAAATTATATCTGGACATGTGGAGTAGGTCCGCAGATGGGATATTCATTTAGTATAATACACGCATTAGCATATTCTTTTATAGGTTTTCAAACTATGTATATAGCAACTAAATGGAATCCAATTTATTGGAATACAGCATGTTTAATTGTTAATAGTGGCTCTCTTGAAGAAGAAAGTGATTTTGAAGAAGATGAAGATACAGGTGAAGTAGTAAAGAAAAAAGAAAGAACTACTGATTATGGAAAAATAGCAAAAGCAATTGGAGATATTATGTCAAGAGGTATTAGAGTAAGTCTTGTGGATATTAATAAATCTAGTTATAGTTTTGAGCCAGATCCAGATAGTAATGAAATTCTTTTTGGAATGAAAGCATTAAGTAATGTTGGCGGACCTGTGATAGAACAAATCATTGCACATAGACCTTATACAGGAATTGCAGATTTTATGGCAAGATGTCCATTAAACAAAAGTGCTATGTTTAGTTTAATTAAGGCAGGTGCTTTTGATAAATTAGAAACTAAATGGGCAAAAGAATTACAAATAGAACCTAGAATGTTAGTAATGACATATTATATATCAAAAGTGTGTGAAGCTAAAAAAAGATTAACATTACAAAACTTTAATGGTTTAATTGAACATAATCTTATTCCTGAAGAATTAGACTTACAAAAAAGAACATTTAATTTTACAAAATATTTAAAAGCAAATAAAAAAGTTGGAAAATATTATGTATTTGATAATATATGTGAAGAATTTTATAATAAGCACTTTGATCAAGATCAGCTTGAAATAATAAATGGTTTAACTTGTATTCAACAGACAAAATGGGATAAGATATATCAAAATATTATGGATACAGCAAGAGATTGGTTAAAAACTCATCATGATGAGATATTGCAAAAATATAATGATTTATTATTTAAAGAATGTTGGGATAAGTATGCAACTGGAAATATAAGTTCATATGAAATGGAAGCTTTATGTTTTTACTATCATGATCATGAATTAAAAAATGTCAAAAAGAATAAATATGGAATTGTAGATTTTAATATGTTATCAGAAGAACCTCAAGTTGATTATTTCTTTAAAAGGAATGGAAGAGATGTTCCAATCTTTAAAATTAGTAAAATTGTTGGAACTGTTATTGGAAAGAATGATACGAAATCTTCTATAACTTTGTTAACTACAACAGGAGTTGTTAATGTTAAATTCACAAAAGAATACTTTGCAATGTATAATAGACAAATAAGTGAAAAACAAGCCGATGGAACTAAAAAAGTTGTAGAAAAAGGATGGTTTACAAGAGGAGTCAAATTGTTAATTGCGGGATTCCGCAGAGATGATACTTTCGTAGCAAAAACTTATAAAAATAATGGGTTTCATCAATTATATAAAATAATAAATATAACTTCAAATGGTGAAATTGAACTTATTCACGATAGAGCAACAATGGAGGAAAATTATGAATAAAATACAAATTATTGCACTTTTTGGAGAAAGTGCTAGCGGGAAAGATACTATACAAAAGTGGGTTACAGCTAATTATGAAAATGTTAATTCTATAATTAGCTGTACTACTCGTCCTAAAAGAGATTATGAAAAAAATCAAATTGATTATTATTTTATATCATTAGAAGAGTTTACTAAATATTTATTAGAAGGGCAAATGGTTGAAGCCACTGATTTTCGAGGATGGTTTTATGGAACTCCTATTTGAGCATTAGATTCAAAAAATATTAATATTGGAGTGTTTAATATTGCGGGAATAGAGGCTTTATTACAAGATAATCGTTTAGAGGTTTTTCCCGTTTATGTAAAGGCTAATGATAAAGTTAGATTATTGAGAAGTTTAAATCGAGAGGAAGATCCTGATTGTGAAGAAATTTGCAGAAGATTTCAAACAGATAAAAAAGATTTTAGTTTTATAGATTTTCCTTATATGATTGTTAATAATAATGATCCAGGTCTGAATGAAGATATTCTAAGGGCAACTTTTGATAATTTAATTAATTAAAAAATGATAATTTAATGTATAAAGAAAAAATTAAGCAACTTTATACACCCAAACTAATTTATATAACGAGGAGGAATAAAAATGCTTAAAGTTAAAAAAAGAGATGGACGTATTGTTGCGTTCAACGAACAAAAAATTATTAATGCAATAGAAAAGGCATTTATGAGTGTTGATGAAGAAATTACTGAATATGCTCATGAAAAGGCAATTAATATTGCAGCTTACATTCGAGGTTATTATGAGGATGTAGAAGAAATACCAGAAATTGAAGAAATTCAAGATTTGGTAGAAAAAGGATTAATGGCTACAAAAAGAAAAGATGTAGCAAAAGCCTATGTTTTATATAGGGAAGAAAGAAATAAAATTAGAAATCAAAAAACAGAATTAATGAAAAATATTCATGACAAACTTGAAGCTTCTGATGTTCAAAATCAAAATGCCAATGTAGATGAATATTCTTTTGGCGGACGTATGGGAGAAGCAAGAAATGAATTAACAAAAAATTATGCTCTAAATTATATTATGTCTCCATTAGCTAGAAATAATCATCTAGAAAATATGATTTATACTCATGATTTAGATAGTTATGCAGTAGGTATGCATAATTGTTTAACAATTCCTTTTGATGATTTACTTTCAAAAGGCTTTAACACAAGACAAACAGATGTAAGGCCTGCTAATTCAATTAATACTGCATTTCAATTGGTTGCAGTAATATTTCAGCTACAATCTCTTCAACAATTTGGAGGAGTCAGTGCAAGTCATTTGGACTGGACTATGGTACCCTATGTAAGAAAAAGTTTTTATAAACATTTTAGAGATGGTTTTAAATATTTATATTGCGATGAAGAATTCAAAGAACAATCTAATATTGAAAATATTAGTATAGACGATGAAGATTATAAATATTATAATAAAGCTTATAATTATGCTTTAGAAATGACTAATCGTGAATTAATGCAAGCAGTAGAAGGTATGTATCATAACTTAAATACATTACAATCTAGAAGCGGAAACCAATTACCATTTACTTCTATTAATTATGGAACTTGTACTTTACCTGAAGGTAGAATGGTTACAAAAGCATTATTAGAAGGTTCAATTAAAGGTGTTGGAAAATTACATAAAACAGCAATTTTTCCTTGTGGAATATTCCAATGTATGAAAGGCGTTAATCGCAAACCAGGTGATCCTAATTACGACTTATTCCAATTAGCACTTAAATCAACAGCTCAAAGATTATACCCTAATTATGTAAATGTAGACTGGAGCGTAAATGTTGGATATGATAGAAATGATCCTAGGACATATGTTTCAACAATGGGATGCCGCACATACAATGGCGCAGATATTAATGCAGAAGAAGGAACTAATCCTCAAATTAAAGATGGTCGTGGGAATATTGCTCCTGTTACAATAATTTTACCAACTCTTGCGATGATGGCACAAGAAGAAGTTTCAAAAAATCCTTGGTCATCAGAAAAATATCCTGTAATTGATACTTTTCTTGAAATTCTTGATGAGAAATTATTTGAAGCTAGAGATATTTTAATTGAAAGATATAAATGGATATGTTCTCAAAACCCTGCTTCAGCAAAATTTATGTATGAAAATGGAGTTATGATGGGATTTGATGGTAAAACAATAGAAAGTGCAATGAAACATGGAACTCTTGCTATCGGACAATTAGGTCTAGCAGAAACATTACAAATTTTAATTGGAACAGATCAAACAACTGAAGAAGGTATGAATCTTGCAAAAAGAATTGAAAATTTATTTAAATTGCGTTGTGCGGAATTTAAGAAAGATAAGCATTTAAACTTTGGCGTATATTATACTCCTGCTGAAAACCTATGTTATACAGCAATGAAAAAATTTAAAAAACAATATGGAATTATTCCAAATGTTTCAGATAAAGATTTTTTCACTAACAGTATTCATGTTCCTGTTTGGAAACATGTTTCCCCATATGAAAAGATTGATATTGAAAGTCAATTAACAGGTTATTCTAATGCAGGTTGTATTACATATGTTGAATTAGACAGTGGAGTTAAAAATAATTTAGAAGCTCTTGAACAATTAGTAAACTATGCAATGGATAAAGATATCCCTTATTTTGCAATAAATGTACCTAATGATACTTGCTTAGAATGCGGATATTGTGATGAGTTTAACAATAAATGTCCTGAATGCGGAAGTGAAAATATTCAACAATTGCGTAGAGTAACAGGATATTTAACTGGAAATTATAAAACTGCTTTTAATAAAGGAAAACAGCAAGAAGTTGAGATGCGTTATAAACATTCTAAAGAATTAAAGGATTGAAATAATGAGGCTTGCTAGAGATATTGAGTTTGAAAATTATACAAATGGAAAAGGAATTAGAATGGTAATATGGAACCAGGGATGCAAAGTACACTGCCCTGGTTGCCATAATCCAGAGACTTGAAATTTAAAAGATGGGAAAGATTTTAAAATTGATTATTTAAAGAGTAAAATTAAAGAACACTCTCAAAAGCACTGTGGAATTACTTTAAGTGGCGGGGATCCTTTTCTACAACCGCAAGAAAATAAAGAATTAGCAATTTATGCTCATTCTTTAGGATTAAACGTTTGAATATATAGTGGACAATTATTTGAAAAATTAAAAGAAAATAAAGATGCTTTAGAATTATTAAAAAATTGTGATGTTTTAGTAGATGGACCTTTTATATTAAACCAAAGAGATATTACACTTCCTTTTAAAGGAAGTCCTAATCAAAGAATAATAGATATACAAAAAAGTTTAGAAAAAAATAAAATAGTTTTATATATTAAATAAAGATTACCTTAAAAAGATAATCTTTTTATATTGGAGGCATATATGAAACAAGTTACCCATGAAATGATTGAGATTTTTAAAATAAATAAATTAAAATATGACTTTATGGGGTATACTTTTAAAAGAACTAATGAATTAAGTTTTCATCATTTAGTAGTCCCTAAAAGAGAATGTAAAGCTCAAGGTCTTGGAGATGGATATTTATTTTGAAATGGAGCCATTTTAAAACAAGATACTTCTCATGATTATCTTCACATTATAGAAAGAATAGATAGAAAACGTTTTGAAAAAATAACAGAAATTCTTATATATGAAAATCAAATGAGAAAACTTGATAAAGAATCTCTCATTCGTATTAGAGAACTTCTATTAGAGTTTGAAGAAAGATATAAATATGAAGAAACTAAAGGCGGTCATCGCCTGATAAAATCTCAATATATTAATAATAGGATTGATTTATATTAATCCTTTTTTTTTGACTTTTTTTAAAATTAATGATATAATATTTATATAAGAAAAAAGAAAGGAATTTGATTATGAAGAGAAAAATATTAACATATCCAAATGATATAGAAATACTTTCATTAAAAAGTCAAGAAGTAACTGATTTAAAAGATGAAACTTTTAAACAATTAGTTCAAGACTTGAAAGATACATTGCATGAAGATCCTACAGGAGTAGGTTTATCTGCTATTCAAATAGGAGTTCCTTTAAGAGTATGTATTATAAATTATGGAAAAGAAATTGTCATGATTAATCCTGTTATTACTTGAAGACGTTCAGGTTCTTCTGGAATAAAAAAATTTAGAGAAGGATGTTTAAGTGATCCTGGCAAATATGTTGAAGTAGAAAGAGCGCAGAAAGTAATTTGTCAATATACAGATGAAAATGGAGAAAAGAAAGAAATCTCTGAAGGAGGCTGAATGAGTGCAATTATTCAACATGAATTGGATCATTTTGAAGGTATTTGTAAAGTTTATGAATTAACAAAGGAGTCTTAATATGAATAAAAATATTGCGGAAACAAAAATTAAAGGTTTAAAAATTTATATGAATGAAAATTATGTTACAATTATGGATAGTTATAAAATTCTAAATAAAAATAAAATGAGTATTATATTAGATAAAATCAAACAAAAAGAAAATTATTTTTTTTCTATTGATAAAAGAACAAAAAAATCTTTGATTAATGAGTGGTCTGCCCGCAATCGTTTATATAAAATGCACATATTAAGAAAATATACTAAAAATTGTATTTTTAAAAATAATATTAATCCAATATTAGATATTCTATATCAAATACTTGGATTTAGTAGAGGAGAAAGAATATGGAAGAAAAAGAAAAAGAAACTACCTTTGAGCTTGGAACTTTATATGATGTTAATAAAAATATCGTTCAAACTTCAGAAAAAGAACTTTCTCAAGGAGTTATTAATAGTAAAAAAGAAGAAATCAAAAATTTTTTAGAAAAAACTAACAATGAATATTATATGTTACTTTGCCACGAAAGAAGAGATTATACATTATTTGATTTAGGATATGAAACTTATTATACCTATAAAGAAAAATGTAAAAAAACAGTTGATGTATTAATAGATGAATGTTTAAAAAATAGGGGAGAAATTCGTGGTATTGATATTACAAAAGATAAACAAGCTATTGAGATATGAGTATCAATAGAAGAAGATTCTTATGTTTATTACTTCTTTCCATATAATGAAGGTGTTATAGACATAGAAGAAGAATTGGAGGCTAATAATGGATAAAAAAATAATTATAATGTGTAAAATGTTTGATATGCCTAGTCAAATTTTATTTGTAGAAAATAATGAAGTTAAAAGAACTTTAATTTCAACAATTGATAAATTAAATGAAGTTGTTTTTAATTTATTGCAAGAAGAAGATTGCCATATTGTTGATTTTAAAGGCTCTAAATTATATTCAAAAGGAATTGCTAAAAAACTACAAAATTATAAACTAGAAAAATATTCTAATTATGATTTAACAATAAATATTATATAGGAGGAGTAAAATGAAATATTTAATACAAACAGTTGAAACTTATAGAGTTGATAAAGAAGATGAAGCAAAAAGAATGATCGAAGAAGCAAAATCTGATAATCATTTTATCTTAAAAAAATATTCAAGTGAATATAAAGAAAAGAAACAAAAGGGCGAAATTATTGACACTTATTATAAAGTTACTTTAACAAAAGCTTTTACTGATGAAAAAGAACCTGAATTTAGAACTGAAATATCTTATGCTAATGATATAGAAAGTGCATTTTAAGGAGTAGAACTATGAAAATAATGAAGATATATGATGATGCTATATTACCAACTCGCGGCAGCGCGGAAGCCGCAGGTTATGATTTATATGCAAGATTAAAAGAACATGAAACACTACAAATTTTACCGCACGAAACCACAAAAATAGGGACTGGAATTGCTATTGAATGTCCTAAAGGATATTTTGCTGGTATCTTTGCTCGTAGCGGACTTGCTACAAAACAAGGATTAAGACCTGCTAACTGTGTAGGAGTTGTAGATAGTGATTATCGTGGAGAAATAATTGTAGCAATCCACAATGACAGTGATGAAATCCGCTATATAGAAAATGGAGATAGAATCGCTCAATTAATTATTATTCCATACCTATCAGTTGAATTAGAAAAAGTAAAAGAATTAACAGAAACTGAAAGAGGAGATGGTGGTTTTGGTAGCACAGGAACTAAATAAATCTCCTTTTTTTAAAATTATTATTCCTAATTACAATAATGGAAAATATATAGAAGCTTGTCTTAATTCTATTTTAAAACAAACTTTTCAAGAGTTTGAAATAATTATTATTGATGATGTTAGTGATGATAATTCTGTTGAAATTATAAATAAATATTGTAAAGAATACTCAAATATACATAGTATATTATTAAAAGAAAAAAGATGAAATGGTGGTAGTAGAAATTTAGGAATAGACTTTAAATCTCCTGCGCTTTATACTTTGTTTATAGATAGTGATGATGAATTTGATGATAGTTTTTGTTTAGATTCAATATATAAAATTATTATAGCAAATAATTATCCTGATTGTATTAGACTTTCTTATAATTGATGTGGAGATGAAAAAAGACCTGTTATACTAACTCAATCAACACCTGCAGATTTGGTTGCAGTATGTGATGTTGCTTGTTGAACAAAATGTATAAAAACAGAATTAATACAACACTTTCCTGAAAATACTTTAATGGAAGATGTAGTTCAGCATATCGCCCAATGTGACGTATTGCAAACTGTTGTCCCATGTTTAAAACCAATAGTAAATTGGAATAGAAATAATCCAACATCCTGTTCGACAAACCCAAATATTCAAAATGGAAAATGACTATCAAGTATGTATAGATATTGTGCTGATTTAATGGACTTACAATGTAAAACATCTTATTGCGAAGCTCATCGAGTATATCGAATGGAAACCGCACAAAAAGATATTAAAAACAATATTACAAGACAATAAAAGGAGGAAGCCTAATGAAATTTAAAAATATTTATTACCTTCAATCAATTCTTGCTATCGGTGGAATAGAAACCTTCTTCTATTATTTAGCTAAAAAATATAAAGATTATGATTTAGCCATCGTTTATAAATATTGTAATGAACAACAATTAGAAAGATTAAAAAAATATGTTAAGTGTATAGAGTATAAATCTGGAATGACTTTTGAATGTGAGCATGCTTTCTTTAACTTTAATACCGATATTATAGATTCAATAAAAGCAAAGGAATATTATTTGGTTTTACATGGCGATTATAAAGCTATGATAGACGCTGGACAACTAACAAAAGAAAACTTGCCTGGTCATCCAAAAATAACAAAATATATAGGCGTTTCTCAATTAGTATGTGATACTTGAAAAGAAATAACGGGAAAAGAAGCAGAGTTATGTTATAATCCTTTTGAACCTGATAATGTTGAAAAAGAATATATATTTATAAGTCCTACTAGACTATCTATTGAAAAAGGCGGAAAGCGTATTATTGCTTTATCAAATGAATTAGATAAGAAAAAAATAAAATATACTTGATATATATATTCTAATAGTAATTTACCTGGATTAACGAGTCCAAATGTGAAAGTTTTATCACCTAAACTAGATATTCAAAATGAAATTGTTAAAGCTGATTTTTTAATTCAATTGAGCGATAATGAGGGATATTGTTATAGTGTAATCGAAGCGTTAACCAATAATATACCGGTTATTGTTACACCTGTCCCAGTTTTTAAAGAGCTTAAAATCAATGAGACAAATTCAATAATATTAAATTTTGATTGCTCTAATTTAGACGAAGTAATTAATAAAATTCAAACTAAAAAATTTAATTTTACTTATAAAGCTCCTGAGGATAATTGGAAACAATTACTTGCTCCTGGAGAAAGCCAATATCAAAAAGAATTAAATATGATGTGTGTCGTGTCTGCAACAAGTGCATATCAAATTCATCATTTAGAAGATAAAAATTTAGGAAGAATTCCTGAAGCTGGAGATAAATGAATAACAACTTTAGATAGAGCTTTATTTCTAGATGGACAAAATGATTTTAATAAAAATTTCGTATCAATTGTAGAAAAATTTCCAAAAGAAGAAATAGAAAAAAAGAAGAAACAATATAATATAAAATAATTATTTCTTCTTTCTTTTTTTTTGACAAAAGCGAAATAATATGATATAATGTAGATATAAGAAATAAGGAGGAGATAATATATGAATATATTATCATTAGATTTATCTACAAAAAGTTCTGGCTGAGCACTCTTTGAAGCTGGTAATTTAAAAGATTGAGGATGTATTGCTTCCTCATCAACAGATTTAATAAAAAGAATTTATATAATGAGAGATGGGATTCAAGAAATTTTATCTAAATCAAAAGTAGATAAAATTATTGTAGAAGAAGTTCGTCCTGAGGGTGGATATGGAGTCGGAAATCAAAAAACTCATAGAGCTTTAATGTGACTTCAGGCGGCAATCGCTTTTATGGTTTATGATTTTGATAAAAAAATAGAAATAGAATATATTTATCCAAGCTCTTGAAGGGCCACTTGTGGAATAAAAAATGGACGTGGAATAGTTCGTTCAACTTTGAAAGAGGCGGATATAGCTTTTGTAAAAGACAAATATGGATTAGATGTTAATGATGATATTGCAGATGCAATTTGTATAGGATTAGCTCAATACTTAGAGCAAGATAATAATGAAATAAATTGGGGGTAATTAAATATGTTTTGTAAACATTTAAAATATAAAATATTAAAAGTTTTTTATGGAGATATGATTACTTATATGAATAATAATAGACAAATATGTAAATGTGAAAAATGTAATAAAATTTTTATGAAATAAAAAAAGACCATAGCTTTTTATTCGCTATGGTCTTTTTTTGTTGCTTCTTTTTATTAAAATTTTTAAATTTAGCAGGTAATAATTTTTATTTAGAAAATATAATGCTTTTTACGTCAAAAAAGAAAATATTATCTTATAACTCTCAAAAATAATAAAAAAAAATAAATAAAAAAAAAGACACCCTTAAAAAAATAGGGTATCTTTTTTTATTTTTACAATTTTTCTAATGCTCTCGTTGCGGAAATAGACATAGTTCCATTAGGCGCAAGTGGCAATGATATAGTATTTATCATATAATCTCCAAAAATATTGCTTTGAGCATCTTGAACTCCAATTCTAATATTTGGTTCTATTTGATAAATAGGTAAACATTGAACTTGAATATTTTCATTATATTTTGTGTGATTATAAAGTAAATTTTTAATTTCTACAAAACAACTATTTGAAGATCCGCCCAAAGAAAGCATATTGTAAATATTACTTGATACTTGAATATAAGGTTGTCCTTTATCTTCGCATTCTTGTCTCTTTTTTGCGGTATCCGCCTGTCCTGATTCAATTAATACAAAATCAGGAACATCTGGCTCAAATACGCAGTTAAAACTATCACTAGATTCAACTAAAGATCTTCTACCTATATTTGAAACACTAAATTTACTAATCTCTGCATTTGAATCTATAAAGTCTAAAAAGTAAGTCAATTCCTCAGGGTGATCTTTAACTTCTTGATAAAAATCTCCTGTATATATAGTTTCACCATTTTCAGTATAAGATTCAGCTTTTAAATTATATATTTTAGGCCATTCCGCAGCAAGTTCAGGATAATAATAATTAGAGTTTATTCCTAGAGGTTCTGCCATTACGCCTTGTAAATATAATTCTGTTCTTCAATCTGTTGTTTTTACTTTTGTTAATTCTTTACTTTCTGTCAATACATATTCATATTCTTTATTTGAAAGTTCTTCAATTTTATTGTTATATTTTTCTAATTCTATCTGAATTTTATTTCTTAGATTTTCAATTTCTTCTTGCTTATCTAAAATTTCTTGTTCTAAAATTGGTCTTTGAATTAAATAATTTTGTAAAACTGCTAATTGATTCTGCAAATTCTCTAAAGCCATTTGTTCTAATTCAAGTTCCATAGTATAATTATCAATTTCAGTTTGTATCATTTGTTTTTCTTCTTCAGAAGTAGCTTTTTCTTTTTCTTCTTCTAAGGTTTTTATTTCTTGTTTAATCATATCTACTGTTGCTTGTTGTATTGTTATATCTGTATTCATATCAGCAATTGCCGCATTTATTTGTTCTATTGTTCCCATTTCCTCTAAAGCAAGATTATCTTTTTTAATATCTTCTTCGTTTTGACTAATTTTATCTTCCATAGGAGCAATAGTATTAATATAGTTAATATATGAACTCTTTTTTTGTGTTTGAATATCTAAATAATGATCAGACTGTTGATCAATAGTTCAACTATATCTATTTAAAGTAGATTGATCTACATAAACTTTTTCACTATCTCCTTGGCTAGGAAAATCATTTATTGTTGGATATCCAATTGTTTCTAATCCACTTACTGTTAAATAACTTTCGGTCTTTCCATCTCACATATAAATTACATTTGTACTCTTATCTAGATAATAAGTTTTATTAACTCCTACCTTAGGGAAATTATTTTTAGTTTGGTATTCAATAGGAATTGTAGCTTTTTCAAGTCCATCATCAGGATCTAAATAAAAGAAACAATTATATATATTACCAATTTTTGGTTTTTTATCAATAGCTAAATGATAGCGGATTGGGACTGAAACTCCATCTCCAGTTTTCCTTGTTCCTCAAACTACATAATCGTTTTTTATATTCACATATTGAGGATTATTAGAATAAGAAGTTCCCAAAGTGCTATCTAAATTATAAGCTCTTTTTCCTTTTGCCATATCAACCAAATAATCACTATTAGATAATTTTTTTATTTCTGCTGTTGCTTGTTTTGTATTCAAATAGTTTTTTATTTCTTGGAATCTGAAATTACCTGAAACATCATAAAAATATTCATAGTTATTTCCTAATGTATTTTTTATTTTATCTAAAATAGTTGTGACATTATCTCCAGCATTTCCAATTAATTCAGTAGGAAAAGTAAAATCGGTATAAATAAAACCAATATCGTCTCCATAAGAGAACATTCTATGTTGTGCATGAGATGTGGCTTCACTATAATCAACAGTTAATCCATAGGATGGAACCCCATTTGTATAATCTCAATACATATAAATAGGAGTATTTCCAATCCATTTCATAACTGCTTTAATTCTATCATCTATATCACTAATTATAATTTTAGATAATTGTTCTCCGCCAAAGTGATTAACTGCTTCTCTAATAATTTGAGAAACTACAGGCTTAGAAATAAGAATATTTCCTTTATCATCAATAGTTTCTCATTCATCAAATTGCGTAGATGCGGGAATTGTACCTCCGCATTCGCCATTTAAAGTGCACATCTTATCTTTTAGTTGTAAAGATATTGTAGTTCCGCTTGAACTATGAGAACTATTAGCAGAGTTTACAACAAAAGTTCCTTGCGGAAACCAAATAATTTTTTCATTTAAATATTGATTTGTTCTATTTTCAATTCCAACTTCTAAAAAGATTTTTTTATTTATTGAAATTAAGTTATTAACGTCTGTAATAGAATACATATCATCTTTCACAAACATACTTAAATTACAAGTTCTTCTTACTGCAGAGCTCCCATTAATACTTTCACTTCCACCTGTGACTAATCCTTGAATTTCGTTAATAGGATTTTCATTTCAATCTAATAAAGTGATTTTAATATATTGGTCTTGAATTCTTTGTCTATTTATTAATTGTAAAAATTCACTGTCTGTTGAATATATATATTGTTTTTCCATTCTTTCACCTCATTACTCTGGAAGGATTCCATATTTCTTACATTTATCAATAGTGAAATCATCTATTTCTGTTGCAGTTGCTGAGAAAGATCAAATTCTACGACCTGTAGGCCCAAAAGGTGCTAATGAAATATCCATTAACCTAACTAAAAAATTTCCTTCTGTTGGAGACCTAAAAATTTTCACTTCATTTGCGTATAAAAATTCTGCAACCTTATCTCTAAATGCTTTTTCATAAACTATATCTGTTGCTGGTGTAATTTCATTATCTATATTATATTGTTCATAAAAGTCTAAATTCTTACCAAATAATTCCTCTTTTGTAGTAAATAATTTTTCTTCATCCATATCAACAGAAATAACTCCTGAAATTGGAAATTGTAAATAGTTTACATTAGCATTGCGTTTAATGAAAGGATATTGGCTTCCAATAGTTTCAATTTTTGACTCATTATAAACTCTTTTAAGCGAAGATACACTTGGATTAAAAGCAATTTTTAACTGTCTATCTTTATTAACTAGATACATATGTTCAAAAACCACCATAGTAGGATCTATGAATTTAGTCATAATACCTCTATCTCCATTATTTTCTATTCCTTGAACTGCATAATTATAAAAAACTCCACTCTTAATTGTATAATCTGTTCAAGTAAAATCTATTAATGATACATCTTCAAAAGTTTTAAAACACATATCTTCTCATATAGTAAAATTAGTCTCACTTGAGCTTCTCCTAATAACCATTGTACCTGTATATTTAGAATTTTTTTCGTTCTTTTTAATATGTAATATTACTCTTCCGTTTTCAGGATCTTTCTCTCCTGTTAAAATAATATCAAGAGTTAAAGCTGATTGCTGAATAACTGAAAATAAAAATGTTTTAGATGTAGAATATAAACTTTGTGTAGTATACTCAATTACCATTCTATAAGTTACACCTGCGGTAAACGCATATTTTAAAGTATATTCAAATGAATTTACACTATTATAATTATTTGAATAAAGTGTTTCACTGTCTGTTAATAATTCATTTGTCGCATTGTTGTAAACTTTTATACGATATGCTCTTAATATTTCTGTTTCCGCACTATTTTTAAAAGTTAATTTTCCATTAATTTTTGTGTTTGCAATATTTCAATTAATAACTTTTGTTTCGTCTTCTGAAAATCCTTGGACTGTTAATTGTGGTTGTGATATTCCTCTAATTAAACAAATTGATGACCATTCTGAAAAATTATTTAAATTAGTATTTAACCAACTATCTATTGCTTGTGGTGTTGATAAAGAAACATTTGAAGCATCCATATTAGTGAATCTAATTTGAACTTTGTAATATTTATTTAACTCAAATCCACCAGATATATCAGTTTTTGAAATTTTTATATAATATTTATAACTAGTTTTTATATTTTCATCTGTTAGAATATTTGTTAACATAATCTCAGTAGGATATTTAACGCTATCTAAAACTGATAAATTCGTCTCCTGATCTCTAACTGTAATTTGTGCATTTTTTATATCGTCAATAGTATTATAATCTGAAATAGAAAAATATAATTTACATACATTTTCTTCTTCATTTTCGCTGTCAACTAAGAAAGCCGGCATATATGTTTCTACTACTGGCGGATATAGGTTATTATAAACTGCCATATCTATTTCCTCCTTTTTTCTCTACTTATATAAATTAAAAATCCTCATTTTTTATTTAATTATTTTAGACCAAATAAAAAGAAGAGGCCTATTGAATATGACCTCTTTCTCGTAAATTTTCTTCGTGAACTTTTTTTATATAATTAATATCAACATTTTCTTCTTCCGCTCATTTTGTTAGTATTTCAATCATTCAGCTATCGCCCTTCAATGTGCAAAAATAATTTTCTGCTTCTTTTAAAATTGCATAATGATTATCGTGATAATGATTAATTAAAATAAGTAATTGAGTACGACTATCACTTAATTCACTTAAATGAGTTCTTTCCTTTAATGCAGAAAGTGATTGACTTACTTCATTAATTTTATCTTTTTTACTAAAATACCTATTAAGAAGAAGTTGAATCACAGTGAAAAGTCCACTTGACCCAAGTAATGCCACTAAAATAGTTAAAACCATCTCGTTCATATGTTATATCTCCTTCCCATTACTCTATAACATTTTAAAAAATATTTAAAATATATTATATGATATTGTCCTTAGATTAATTTGCTAATGTTGAAGTATCTACTAAAATAAACTGAGACCAAAAATCAAATTCATTGTAATCTGTGATTACTATTGTGTTTGTTACAGTGTATGTTGATATATTTATTTCTGGTTTATAAAAATTACTTTGATTATAAGTTGCTTTAAATATATCTATATTAGAACTTCCATCTGTTAAGATTAGATTTGTAACGGATGCTCTTCGTACTGTGCCATCAGGATAATAAGTTATCTTAAGAAATTTATTTATTAAAGTATCTGTTGTGGGATCTGGTGTTGAAGGTGTTGCTTTTAATATCGGAGTTTTAGAACTTACTTTACTCCTTGTTGAACTTGTATATTTATATTCAGAAAATAATTTAGTAATATTATCTGGAATATTAAAATATAATTTAGTACCATTCTTAAGAGCATCACCTACTTTTAATGGTCTTATCTTAGGATCTTCAATATAAATGTGCCTATATGCCTGGCAATTTGTAACTTCAGTAATATCTTGTACTTTATCTGATATTTTATACTCATTTTTATTTACTTCCAATTTATTTGTTTCAAGATTGTAAAAATATATAGTCCCACCACTGACTTTGGCTCCAACATAAATGCCATACTCATATGGATCATCTAAATATTCATGGATCCATGTGTCATAACTCCCAGGAGAACTATTATTAAATTTACATATACTTCTGTCAACATATGTCCCATCAAGTTCAGCAATATTGATAAAATCGTCAGGGAAGTCTGTATATAATGTTCTGCTCGTCAATATATCCCCAACCATTATTCTTCTTTTATAAATTTTCTTCTTTTTACTGGTAGTGTAATGTAGTATGGCTCGTGTTTTTAAATCAAACATTTATACTACCTCCTATAACATACTTTTTAATGAACAAGATGCTGGGGAACTAGTTATTTCTATTTCACATACACAATAGAAATCTCCGTTTTTCTTCCAATTTACAGTACAACCTGATGCTGTTCCATCTAAAGATATTCCATATTTTGCACTAAATCCTGCGTAAATTGTATTTCCATCTAACGTAAATTCTTGAGATTTACCTTTCTCAATTGTTGCTAATTGATTTGATAGTGATTCATCTGACCAAATATATAATAAAGGACTGAAATCTTGAGCCATACTATTAGTTATAGTAATTTTATTCTGTACTGGCGCTGCTTCATATTCAACTCCTTTAACAATTCCATTTAAATAAAATCCATTTCAATAGAATACTATATCATATACTTTATTTGGTTGTGGAGAAAAATTCCCATCTGTGACATCATCTCCTGCCATTTTAAAACTAACACTAGTCGGTGGCGTTACTGCAAAAGAGCAACCATTTGAAGAAGTTTTAAAAACAATAGATGATGAAAATTTAGTTGAATCAGTAAATGTTAAAGTGTCTAAAAAACTAAGTAAAAGTGAAGAAACTGTTCCATCATTTCCCATACACCTTATCTCTTCATTATCTGCAGTAATCATTGGAGTTGATGAAGTTCAAATTGTGATTTTAGGTTCTGATCCTGTACTTGGAGAATAAGTTGATTGACTTATTTTTCTTATTCTATTTATTTTTTTAATTCCTACTATTTTTGATACTCTAGCATATGTGCCACTTTGATCAAAGTTTCCACTATTTGTTTGACCTGTAAAATATCCAGTATCTCCAACCCATAATTTCTTTTTATCAGTAGAAATACAAGCTCCTATTCTAAATATACCTGGATCGTTATTTGATCCTTGTAGCAATTGAATATCAGGAAAGCATGTTGATGTTCCATACATATAAGATGTATTACCAATACTCATTGCTATTTTAAATTGTTCTTTTAAATCTATTTTTAATATTTCTGTTGTTGAATTTGTACTACCTTGCCCAGTAAAAGTCACTTCAACATAATCATAAGAGCTCATATCAAGATTTTTTACTGTATTGGGAGTTAACATATTATTTCAAGAAGTTGTATGCCATAAAGTTGTTTGAGCATACGCATCGTCTGTTGTATATGATTCTCATCCTGTTGGAGCGTTAAGACCAGTGTAAGAAACAACTGTACCAATAGGAAGAGCATCATTTATTTTTACACTTATTTCTTTAAATTGCCCTGTTTTAGGGTCTCTATATTTTAATCCCATTTATATTTCCTCCTTTTATTATTTACAAGGCTCTGTCCCATTGTGTGCCACTATAGAATTTACTATGAAATTATGATAATCTCCATATACAGATAAATTATACATTATAGTAGGCTCTGTTTTTGTTCTTACAATTTCTTTTATTTTAATTGGGCCATTAAATGTGATTAAGGTATCATTTTCAGTTAAAGTAGGTAAATTCTTATAGTTTGTTACAGAGTGATAGCCATCTATTGTTAATAATGGGTGATACGCATTCATTACTACATAATCATTATTTTCAAGAATAACTTTGACTTGATCTACTACTTTTTGATTAGTTATAGTCTTTTTTACAGTAGATAGCTTAAATTGTTTTTGACTTTCATTATAAACAACAACTTGATCATTCTCTTTTAAGTCTTCGATATTTTTAGTTATTCCATCAAGAGATATTAAAATTTGCGAACCTTTCTGAAAACAGCAAGAATTACTACCTTTCAGTCTACAAAAAGGAATAATAAAATCTGTTTTTTTACAATAATGTCCATCTACATGAAAATTAGAGGAGTTGACTCAGGTTAAACCCCCTCCATTAATAAATGGACCTCCTGTTATTATATCATTTGTAATAACATAGGGTTTAGTAGTATCATTATATTGTGAATTTACTCAATCTTGAAAAGTCATACCATATTCTGAATAATATGTAATAGGATTATTAGGTATCGTAGTCGAAATAATTTCAAAAGAAAATTTTGGTTTAGTAGTTGATATTCCAGATAACTTTTCTTTAACCGCCCTTACACTAGGAGCCTTATCAATTTCATTGCCTTCTAAACTATCTACTACTTCCGTTCCAATATTATTTAAAGTATCATCTTCTATTCATAATTGAACAGATGGACTTGTCGGCTCAACTTTCCCTATTGAAATTATTTCATCTATATTTGAATCATTTAATTTAACATTTCCATTAGCGGTTCCCGCATAAAGCTCATTTGTGTCAGTAGTTATTGCTAATTCACCTTGAGCAAGAGTTATATTTGAAATATTAGAAGATAAACCTCTTTTTATTTTTATCGTATTTGCCATTTAAAAAACTCCTTTCTCTCATAAATAAGAAAAGGTACTTTTAATTAAAAAGTACCTCCATCAATAACAGAAGTTGCATCCAATTTATTAGCTAATAAATTATCAACTGCTGTTTTTGTATAAGCATCTGTAATACCATAACCAGCTAATGTAGTTGCTTTAGCTGCATATGTTTTACCTGCATCTTCTTTTGTTAAGTATGGTGTTAAATCTACTACAGAACCTAATTTATCCCATCCTTCACCAGTTCATGCAACATTCATTCCTGTGTCTTCAAGATTATAAACATCCCCAATTACTTGACCTTCAGTAGGTAATGCTGCTTCGTTAGCTACACTGGCTTTATATTTATAAACTGACGCCACTTTTGCATCTACTTCAGTTTTTGTGTAAGCATCTGTGATACCATATCCTGAAATAGTTGTTGCTTTATTAGCCTTGCCTTCAACAGTTGTTGTTAATGTTTCAACCGTAGCTTTATCAGCCTTTTTACCTAATTCAGTGTTCATAGCTGTTTTTGTATATACATCAGCACTATTTGCTTTTGTTGCTATTGATGCTTTAATATCTGTGTCATCATAGTTAGATAATCCTGCTAATTTTTCTTTTTCTGCAGTTGTATAGTCATTAGTAGATAGCGTTTTTCCAGTTACTTTATCTACTTTTCCTTCTAAAGCGGCATTAACTGTAGTTGTATCTGCTTTTTTAGCAATATCTGCTTTAATAGCCGTATCATTATAATTATCAACAGATGCTAATCTTGCAATTTCAGTATCTGAAATTAATGATTTTCCTGCAACTTTATCAACTTTATTTTCTAAAGCTGTGTTCATTTCAGTAGTTTTTACATAACTTTTTAATTCTTCTTTTGTTGCTAAAGTTGCTAATGTATTAGATAAATCTCCAATATCTTCAACAGTAATATTAGCTCCAGTAGTTACTCTACCTTTAGCATCAACAGTAACTTTTGTATAAGTACCTGCGGTAACGCCACTATTAGCTAATTCTAATGCCATCTCAACATTTTGAGATCCATCGAAAGCTACGCTACCTGTGGCATCGCCTGTTGCACTAATAGTTCTAGCTACAGTTAATTTGTCTGCGCTTGCAACCGCACCTGAGGCACCGCCTTTAACTATTTTTACATTTCCATTTGTATCCCCAACATATAATTCTTGTGTGTCAAGAGCTATTCCTAATTCACCTGCAAGTAATGTCATCTTCGCAAGATCTGCTTTTAGCCCTCTTTTAATTCTAATTGTATTTGCCATTATTATTTCCTCCTTAATATTCTCCACCATCTAAAGTGGCAGCTTCTAAATCTTCTTTTGTAAGATAAGTATTTGTCTTATCAAAAGGTGCTTTCTCTTCATCATAAAATACGATATAATATACATCTTTGGTTCAAGGATTGCACTCTCAAAAAATAGTTATTCCTTGATTATCTTTATTTATTAAATATTGTTTTCTACTAACTTGAAAACTTTGTTTATTATTTTGGCTAGATTGAACTATTCCTGAAATAATATAACTTCCTATTTTTAAATCACTTGCAATAAGAGGATTTTCTTCAGTTCCTATTAATTCATTTACCACAATAACTTTTTTCATTTCTTCTAGAATTTTTTCAGAAGAATAGGTAGATAATGCGGAAATCGTTGCATCATCAATTATTCTTAGATTTACGCTGTTTAAATCACCTGAAAGAGAAACTCCATTAATACTAGGTTTATTTATTAAGCTATTGTAATTGCTAGAAATTGCGGAAGTGTTTGCTGATATTCCATTTTTTTCAGTTGTATTAAAATTAATTTGATTTGTGGATGTGGAGATAGTGATATTAGTATTTGGTTTCGTAGATGTTTGTATCATAGGCTATTCACCTCTCTTTTCAGCGGCTTCAGGATATAGAACAAATTCTTTAGCTCCTTCTGTATCAAAACCAGTTAATGTATTTATACCATTATATTCAATTTCATATCAATATGTCATTGTTCCTGATTTTAAGAAATTTCCAATACGAGTTTCATCTGATGTTAAAACTAAATCAAACACATTGCTTTCTTCTTCTACTGTAAAAACCTTTTGAAATAAAACATCTTCACAATTGCCTTTTTTCATAATAGAGAATTTTATTTTATCTCCAACAGAAAAATTAACATCGTTATTTAAAGTGATGATTAACTGATCGCCTCTATTAACATGAATAGAGCCATTTTCTTGTATTAAAGGTAACTTCATGTCTATATATCTCCTTTCTTCTCTCTGATTTCAAATATAAAAAATTTAAATTAAAAATTAAATATTTTTAACCTATATATATTTAAAAAGATAATCTTCAGTTTTAATCTTTTTAGCCCAATAAAAAAACATCAACTATTTAATAGCTGATGTTATATTTTAATTTTCTTTTTTATCTTCTTCAGGTATTTCTACTGCCCAAGTAATTACTTCTGTATTAGAACTTGTATTTGCTAATTTAACTATATTTTCAATAGCTTTCTTACCTTGTACTATAACTGCGGCGATTACAACTCCTAGAACACCAACACTAGATAGAGTGTTTAAAGTTTCAGTTGAAACTAACATAGTTCCAAAAGTATTAATAATCATTTCATTTATAAAAGGTAACATAGTGAATGCTACACTTATAAATACTGCAGCTACATAAAATACGAATGCTTTTAAAATTCCATTAAACATTCTTTTTCAAGAAAACTCTTCTTTTTTAGTCCAAATATTAGAAATAGTTCCAGCTACAGTATTAGTGACTACTAAAATAGCAAAGATAATTCCTAACCAACCCATTATATGTAGGGTATTTAAAATTGCGTTTAACATAACTCCTCCTTATTTTATTTTCTTTTTAAAGCTTCAGCTCTATAGAAACCTGTTGTTCCTGTTGAATTTCCTACTTGATATGGATATGATCTTCCATCCCAGATTTTTAAAATTTGTCTTGTCCATCCAATACCATATGCAGTATTTGAAGTTCCATACGAGCTTCCATTTCCTGTTCCTACAATCTCAACAGTATCTCCTACTGATAAAGGTCTAGGTGTTGGCGCAGGTGCTGGAGCTGGTTCATTATAGGCACTAATTGAACTTTCATCCATCCAACCTAAATCTCCTGTTGTGTTATAAGGGTGAGCAGTTCCAGGCGCTTTACGTGTAATGTTAGTTACTTTATTACTTACACTACCTGCTGGTGATAAGGCTGTAGAACTTACATATAAAGCTCCATTAATAATTACTTTATCACCAATATTAAATTTATCACTTGGTGTAGGTGCTGGTGTTGGAGTAGGCTTTGGTTCTTCTGCATCTATAGCTTTTTGTACATCATCTGGTAAATAGATAAAGCATCTAAAATAATATCCTGCTCCGCAGCCCCATCTACCATTATTATTTGTTCTAGTGCTATTCCAGAAAATTGAACTTGAACCCCAACCAGATTCAGAAGTATATACTGAGTTATTATTATTTACTCTTTCAACTATTGCAACGTGTCCAGCATCGCCTTCTTTACCCCAACACATAATAGCTCCACGTCTTGGAGTTGAGCCTGTTTGTAATCCTGCAGCTTCTGCTCTTTCTTTAAATCCTACTGCGTTACAATTTAATGTAGTATAAGTACATCCACTAGTTTCTCTAGCAATGTTTATAATTTCATTAAATCTACCACTAGCATAACCAACGCAGTTTGCTAAAGCATCTGCATATTGATATCTAGGGCTTCCCTTTATACAAGTGTTCCAACCACCAGAACCTCTTGTAATAAAATTCTTATTATTTGCAGGTCTTGTAGTTCTCATTGTAAAACCTGTCGCTCCTATCCCTTCAGGATCATCTGCATTTAGATTTTCAATTTCTCCATCTTCATTTAATTGTTCAGGACTATCTGAATTAAATAAATATTGAACATCTTCATCATCGATATCATCTCTTAAAAATGCTTTTGCAACCATAACCCTAACAGCTTCTGGAGCTTGTTCTACTCTTGCAATTCTTTCTTCACTTGATAATTGTGCCATATTAATCCTCCTTTTCTTGTTTTTTATCTTCTGTAATTTCCTCTTGTGAGGTCTTTTCTTGTCTTTGTTTTTGGAGAACTATAGAATATTGATCTGAAAGTTCTCTAAAAACATCTTTAAATATATAATAAATACCTTCAATAGGTAAATCACATTCATTAATCATATTAATTAATTTGTCTCTCAATTCTTCCATGATATATCTCTCCTTATATTTTCATTATATCATAAAATCTTCCCTTTGTCAAGTTTTATGCAGTTCTTTTTCAACAGTAAAAAGCTTGATATGGCGGCATGTTACCTGCATCTCCATCTCCTGTACTATTTGTTGTTCCAGAAACAGTATGGGTATGGTTTTGACTAATTCCGCCAGTTGCAGATGCATTGGTTGTTACGCTATGTGTGTGCGCCCCAGCATCACTTGAATATACGTCTTGATTATAATCTGCGTTAGTTCCCTCAAATGACATACATCTCCAATTAGGTTGAGTTCCGCTCGCATATGAAGTTGTTTTACTAGTAACTCTGTGACCATGTGAACCAGCGCTTGCCGCACTTCCACTTAATGAGGGGATGCTATGAGTATGCCCCACATTATTTTCTCCTGTGGTAATGCTAACTCTATGAGTATGCGCTTGTAAACTTGCACTACCGCCACTAGTACCTGCCGCATATTTAGATCCCGCTGCTAAAATAAATGTATCTGTTATTCGAGTTCAAGCCCCTCCAAATAATATCTCAGGACTTGTTGCCTGTTCTGAAAAATATAAACTTCCAATAGGGTGCGCAGCTAACATTATTTCTGCTTTTAAAGCATTAGCTAATTCAGTTATAGTGATATTATCTTGTAAATCTATTCCTGCCACTGTAGTTGATTTCTCAACTTTATTTTGATTTAAAATATAACCTTGATGGGCACTTAAAACCTTTTCTTCTGAAAATGTTGCTTCTGTTAAATTATCTATATTAGTTAAAGATGAGGTTGGATCTTCTCAAGTTGGAGCGACTTGTCCGCCATGAGATTTTAAAATTTGCCCTTCAATGCCACTATCTATAGGAGCATAAAAACTAGCATTTGTAGTATTATTACCATTCAATTTTATAATTGCATTGTCTCCTTTAGGACCGCTAGGACCTTCAGGACCTCTAATATTATTAATTATTTTTCATTCATTCAATGAATTTTTATATTTTAAATTAGCCATTTTCTATACCTCCTATTTTAATATGCCTACAACTTTTAAAGTGGATCCTGCGTCTCCAAAATCTGCATTTCATTCAAAATCAGCCCCGCTATAAACATTTCATATACTTCCCACACAATATGTTCCAGTTCTATTTCCAACTATAATAATTTTAGTAATACAGCCTTTCCAATAATTATTCGTTGATGGAGGCAAAATGTAATTTTGCCATCCCGGATGATAATCGCTATCTTCAACTCCATTGTCACCTTTCCATAAAACAATACCACCATTAAATTGAGAATTAGTTCCTGAGGTACGTCCGCCGCAATTTAATTCAACAAATAACACAGAATATTTTTCTATATTTGGAATATAAATGCCGCCATAATATTCGGACATTTCATTTCCTGTTCCTATTTTAGTTCTTAAAGTATGACTCAAATATCCATTGTTATTATATCCATTAGTAATAGTCTTTGCAGCTTTTGTTTGATTTGACACTATTTCAGTCACATGGGGTGTTTTTCAAGAGTTAAAAGTTGTTGTTAAATCAGTAATTTTTCCATTTAATATTTTACCTTGATTTGCACTTAATGGAGTTACAATACTCGTAGATGTTAAATTATCTATACATGCATCGGCTCAAGAAAAATCATAATCAGTAGCACTTGCTTTTTTAATTATTTGTCCTGTAGATCCGCCTGAAGGAATACCACGTTGCGCAAATGCATTATAAGCTCCGCCTGAAGTTAAAACAGATGTACTTCCACTTATTAATTCTTCTGTTGTTGTTGGAATGGTTGGCTTATTATCTAAATCATTATAAGAATTCGTTCCTGCTACTACTGCTAGATTAGTTCATTGTGGGGATTGATTTGCACCTTTAGAAACCAGTGCTTGTCCTATTAGACCGCTTGAAATAGGAGCATAAAAACTAGCTTCTTTTAAATTAGATCCATTAATTGTGATATCTGCGTTATCACCTTTAGGACCTCTGGTTGATAAAATTGATTTTCATTCATTACTATTATTTTTATATTTTAAATTAGCCATTTTTTATTTCTCCTTTCTTATTTTTCAGGCTCCTGGATAGTACCTCCTGTTGTATCGGTTTTTCATTTTCCAATTGCAATAACAGAAATGCAACCACTTACACCAGTGCTTGTTGTTGGTCTTGATATCCATACTGTCCCTGCAGATGAAGTTGAGACACCTTGATGTCCTTCGACAATCAATCCTGATTGAGATTGAACCGTTATTGATGTTGCGGGAGTATAAGCAAAAGCATAAGATCAATTACCTAAATTAATACTTCCACTATATTCATATAAATTTCCTCATGTTGACGAAATAGGTAAATTTGAAAAAGAAACTCTTTTTACACAAATTAAAATTCCATTAGAATATTTAATATAAAAATTATCGCCACCACTGTCTCCTCCAATTATAGCTCCAGCTAAATTTAATCCAGAAGTATCTTGTTGTGCTGCGGTTGCGGTTCCATAAAAGTGTTTATCTGTAATTCCTGTCCCTTCGAGAGCCATTGTAGGTCCAAAAAAGTTATCATATATTCCGTGAGAATTTTCATTAGCAAATAAATAAATTCCCTTGTTTTGATAGGCAGCTAACACTGAGCTCTCTCCAGAATCAATATTAGCTCTAAGATCATTTGCTGTAATTGTTCCATTTACTATTCCACCGGTTAAAGGTAGGTAATTAGCGAATTTATCATTTAATATTTTACCTTGATTTGCACTTAAAGCTTTAGAAATGTCTATTGAATTTAAAGAATTTTCAATAATAGGAACCTCTATATTAATTGTTTTATTTTCATTTGCATTTGCAGAAAAAGTTCCAAGTGAAGTTCCATTTTTTTGTATATCTAAAATTGCATTATTTACAGTTGGCATTTGGTGCTCAATTCAAGTTGGATTTTTATTAGCTCCATTTGATTGTAATATTTGTCCAGATAAGCCACTTGAAATAGGTGCATAAATAGAAATATTATTTGAAGAAGTGCCATTCAAAGTTATATCTGCATTATCGCCTTTTGGACCTCGTACAGCAGATAAAGACTTTCATTGATTATTTGAGTTTTTATATTTTAAATTTGCCATATAAACCTCCTTTTATCTCTATTTATTTTATTGATAAAAAACTAATATATTAACACATACTGTTTGCGCAGTTGGACTTTTTATATCAACAGAATCAACTCAGTTTTTTGTATTATCTGCAATTGAATTTGTCTGTTTCAAATAAGGAATTAAAGTTGAAAAATTATTAGTTGTTTTTCCATAGCATCCAATTAAACAACTTCCTAATATTGTACCTGGAACATTTGCATAATTAGGTTTATAATTATAAACTGTATTTGCGGCCAATGTTATATCTCCGCTTGATAAACAATATATTTTTGTATTTAAATTATTAATTCTTGTATTAGTTTCTGTTTTTGTATAATAATCATTTGGATCAAATATTTCTCCTTCTTGAGATTCATCTATCCATAAAACTGTTGATGAATCAGTAGGTGTTGTTAAACCAATCTCAATTCCACCAGAAGTTCCTAATGTCCACTCTCCATAAGTATATGTTGTATTATTTTTTTCAATAGTTCTTACATATTTTTTACCATCTGTTAAATTAATTAATTCTTGAAAATAACTAACTGCGGCAATATTATTGTCTAAACTAGATTGATAAGTTTTTAATATGATTTTAGTTGCAGTAGTTATTGCTTGTGGTTTATTTTGAGTTGCTACACCTAATGCTAAAGCATACTCGCCTTCATATAAATAATCTGCACTATTTAAATTAGTAAGTTCGGTTGTATTGTAATAATATCCAATTACATATTGAGCGTCTTCTTTTGCACTTGTTTTACCTTCTGATACTAATTCATATCTATTATTAACTCAAATATATTCATTATATAAATTATCTCCTCTTGCATTAGTTCCCGCAGATAATAAATATAGAATTAATGAACTTCCAGTCTCTGGTAGACTATCTACAATTTTAAATTCAATTAATCCTTGAGGTCCTCTTGGTCCCATTATATTCACGGTTTCTGGATTAGTTAAACCTCCATTATTAGTCCAACTTAGATTCCCATTCTTATCAACTTGAGGAGTAAAAATGTATCCTGCAACTCCTCGAGGATACATTGAAATTTCTAATGTGTCATTATTTTCAATAACATTCATTAAACTATTTTTTGCCATAATTTCCTCCTTTTATTTCTATATATTTTCACATTCACAAATAATTCCATTATAAAGTTCATATTTATTTGTGCTTGTTTTTATTTCATACATATCTAATGATTTATTAATTTTTCTAATTTCTTTAACATACAAATCATTAGTTAAATAATCATTAATTTTTAATTGCTCTGTTGTTTTAATTTCTTTATTTAGTAAAATAAATCTATGATCATTTGATGCCTCTATTACATCATTATTATTTAATATAATTCTATAGTAATAATTTCTATTGTGTCTTACTATTTTTTCCACTTTATTATTATTTGATAAATAATCTCCTATTTTTAATATATTAATATTTTTATTTCCTTGAGAAGTTTTTATTAATGTATTTCCTTTTAGACAAGCATTTCCAATTGTATAATATCCATCATCATAAATTAAATCTGTTTTTGATACTAAGGAATATGTATTATTTAATTCTTTAAACATAATTTCAACATTATCATAAAAAACATGGGTATCATTTTCTTTATATGTAAAAATTGTATTTTCAGTATCTATTCATTGTTGTCAAGTTATCCCTTTAGGAAAAGAATAAATATCTTTTCGAAAGGTTATACGACCTATATCTCCGTGTCTAATAGTTTTAATCAATCAATCATTGCCAAAATATATTGTCTGAATTATCTGATTTCCTAAATAAATTTTTGATTGTCTATCTAGCCATATTGGTTCTGAAACTGGATATATTTTTACTAAGTTTCATACTCCTGGTATTTCCAACACATGAGATGACGCCTCTTGACTATCATTAATAACGTTTGTTACAGTTCCAAAATCACTTGGCAATTGATATGTAGATAAACTATCCATAACATGCCAACCTCATTGACCAAAAAGAGTTTTATAACTACTAGAAGCAGATGCCGATTTAGGATATCTAACAAAAATCTCTTCTTCTGTATGGTTGACTCCTGTTGTAAAACAACTAATTGATCCATTCGTAGTAGTAATAATCTCTGGCCAAACTCCTTCTCCCTTTCCCGCATTTGTTGTTCACCACTCTACAGTAGTATTTGTTTTTGGAAAATTACAATGGAGAATTTTTCCAGATAAATTATCTCCAACCTGAATTCTTCTATATTGTTTATAATAAAGTCTAAATCTAATAGTTTTATATGTTGTCCCTATAATATCAGAATCATAGGTATCGGGATGATTTTTACATAAAATATATCCATCAAAATTTTTTTCATATGCTTTAACCACAACTCCTCCAGTCTCAAACTCTATATCTCTGTTACTTTCACTAGATAGATAGGAAAAAGTTCCATCTGCTTGCTCTTTATAGTAATCTGTATAAATATTAGAATAAGAATCGGGTTTTATAGGATCATTTGATGCCATATTTACTCACCTATCCTTTTATAAAATATAATGTGTTAGCATCTTTAGTTGTTAATTCATCATATTCAGATTGAGTTAAAGTTTTAAATTTCAAATCTCCTAATTTCCCATTAATAGAAGTTATTTTGTCATTTAAAACTTTTCCTTGAGCTGCTGAAAGTCCATTTGTAGTTGAAGTAGATGTTAAAACATTTTCAATAGTATTATTAGTTGCTCCAGTTGCAATTCCATCTAATTTATTTTTGTCTGCGGAAGTCATTAATCCATGAGCATCAGTAGTAACATCATTATATGTAGTATCAGTTGCGGAAATTGTATTATTATTAATTTGAATATTAGTTCCTGCACTTAATATTTTTTGATATTTATTATCGGCTTCTGTTTTAGTATAATAGTCTGCATTTTCTCAAGTTGGAGCCTGATTTTCACCTTTAGATTTTAAGATTTGGTTATTAGTTCCTGCGGCAGTCGGTGCATATATAGTTCCAGTTCTACCAGCTTCACTCCCATTAATATTCATTGCAGTTCCATATTCTGGCATACATATATCAAACACTGCATCATGAATATCTCCTGAATTAGTTACTGAAGCAGTTGGACCTGAAGTTACAGTTCCTACTTGAATAGTTGCCGCATCTCCTTTTATATCTCTAGGAGTTGGATTGGTTAAATTTCTATCATTGGTCCAACTAATAACCCCTTCTGCAGATACGCTTGGAGTAAAAGTTCCTCCTGCTTCACCTTTCGGATACATACTAACTTCAAGTGTATTATTAACACTAATAGCTGAACCTAAATCATTTAAATCTGCATTTTTTGTCATTAAAGAGTTTGCCATTAAGCATTACCTCCTTTTGAAATTGCTTCAGGATATATAACTAATAATTTAGCGCCATTATCATCATAACCCATTAAAGTAATAGATCCATTATATTCAATTTCATACCAAAAAGTTTTATAGCCAGTATCGAATGCTGGGCAAATTGTCTTAGTTTCATCAGAAGTTAAAACAATATCAACAGTATTACTATCTGCTTCAACCGTAAATTTTTTTTCAAATAAAACATTTTGAGCTTTATTTTGTTCCATTATATAAAATTTTATATAATCGTTTTTCTCAAATGTAGCATTATTACAAGCAACTTGAATATTTACTGCATCTCCACGATTTAAATATATATTTTTATTTTTAATCTTTAGCATATTATTCCTCCTTTTTCTCGTTTAATAAAGAATTTACTCTTTCTTTATATTTTTAAAAAATATATTAAAATTATTGACTATTTTAGTCCAAAATAAAAAAGCGTTTATCTTTAATAAACGCTATTCATTTATAGATTGATATCCATATATAATTATAGTAGAAAGTACGTCTCCTGTATATTGCGCGCATCAATAAGCGCAAGCTGACTCTCCTATTGTATAATCGTTAGGATTAAAAGAAGTCTTAGTTGTCGTTGTTCCATTTATAGTTTCTGTTAGATATGGATAATGATTACTATCATAATGATAGTCTCAGCCACTATTAAAAATAACCCTATAAGTTCCAGGCTGAGTTAAATAACTTGAAATATCTATACTTGTAGTAAATTGTCATTGAGTATTATCTTTAGAAAAGGCATTTGGAGTAAAACCGTTTGATCCAAAAGCTCCAACAATCTCTTGATCAGAGGTTTCTTCTGTATTTGGATAATTTTCTCCATAAAAGACTGAATAATCATAGCTATCAGCTGCTCCAATATAAGCTTTAATTGCTCTTGCTCGAGCTCAAGCAGTTTGATCTCCTAATACTAAATATCTAGTTCTTACGCATAAAGAAATATAAGCCTTATCAACTGTAAAATTTGGAGGTAAATAAAAACTAATTCCACCACTTGATCTTTGAATATAACCTAAATAATCATAAGTAAATCCTGTAAAACCAACCTCCTGAAAACCTGGAGAGGAAAACTGAAGCGCAGAATAAAGACCATCTCCACCAACTACTTTTCCTCCCTCAGGTAGGAAAATATTACCACGAATATCTGCATTTGAACATTTCATATTTCCATATTCATCTATTTCAAAATTTCCAGTCCCATATTTAATAGTCGGTTTTGCTAAATCAATTTCCATTCCAGAACCGCTAGAATTTCCAGTATAAATATAATTTCCACCTTGAATTTTTGCACCTGTGCTTGGATCAATTATAACCTGTCCAGATCCGGCTTTTCCAAATTTAGCTACTCCAGTATCTGCGCTTAAATCAATAGTTCTTTCTCCTGATTTATATCCAAATAAACCATTTTCAATAGCACTACCGTCTGATTTCTGAACGCTTCCCATAAACAATCCTGTAAAAGCGTTATTACTATCTTTTTGTCCAGTTCCAATTTGTGGAGTTAGAATAGATCCACCATTATTATCAAGAGAAATGCTATTTCCATCTCATTTATTTAATGCTGCATAACCAAATCTATTTAAGTATAAATAAACTGGAATATGAATTGAGCCAATTGCACTACCATCATAAGCAACAGTAGTATAAACTGCATTATTCACGCATAAGCCATTATATTTTCCATTTGGAACATAATATTTTTGATTTTTTTTCGTATTTAATCCAAAACCTCTTTTTGTTACTAAATTTAAATTAGGCTGCCAATCTGGTGCAACATATGTTTTTCCTTTGATACTTCATCCATAAGTAATATTTTTATTAATAGAAATATCATTATCTGCTTGATGAACTTGAATTTCAAAAGGCGAAGTGCTATCATATGCTGGATTACTACCATCATTAGAATACATTACTTCTCTAAAACCAGATAAATCATCTATACTAATTGAGTATCCTGTCGTATTTAATCTAACTAAAGTTATTGGTATTAATGCATAATAAGTATTATCATCCATAGTAATCTCACACTTTACTATATTTGCGGGACTATCGTAAATATTGCTATCAAAAGAAATTGATCCTGAATTAGGATCTATCACAAAATTACTATCATCTGAAATAAGTGATGTATATTTATTTTTTAACATAGATCATTTTATTTCTATATTAGTAGAACTATCATCAATTCTTGTTCCACTTTGAGTTCCTTCAAAAATCTTTTCTCCGTTTTCTCACATTTGAATTTTAAATCATTTATCCGTAGAACTTGGTGTTGTATAATTTAAAGTTGTAGTTATTCCATTGTAAGTGCAAATAGGATATTGCGGCATTGCTGATTCATCGACTGTATTTGGAATTAATTTACATACGATATCAGTTCCATTAGTTCCTATTTCACCTTGTTTTATAAAAGTTAATGATGTTGTTCCCAAAATAATATGATCGTCATACTGAACTTCTAAAATTATATTATTATTATTATTTTTAGAATAGTAGATATTAGAAATTGAAAAGGTTAAATTTGTAATATCTTTATATATTTTATAATTATCGTCTTCCTCATCAGGAGCCGCAGAGACAACTAATAAAGTATTTTTCTTTGGGACTTTTCATTGAATGTTTTTAGTTACTTCAATTATATTTCCAGTTTTATCAAATAGTGTAAAATCAAGAGGCAAAACGATTTGCGGATTTGTTAATGACCTACTAGTTGGCGCAACCCCATTTTCATTATACTGAAATACTTGATTTCCATTATTAATTATTAGTCCATAATCAGTTAATTCTCTTTCTTCTGCATCAAAACTATTAGTTAAAATAATTACTCCAGTTCCTAAATAATTATTTTTATAATAGGCTGAACATTTATAAGTATTAAAATCAACTATTGTATTTGCTTTTACATTATAAAGTCTATTACCATCTGCTCTTGGCTTTGACTCATACTTATTTATTACTTTATTATATAAATCTAATTGCTCTTTTGCTTCTGCTTGTGTAATTAACCCGGCAGAAATAGAATTTTCTAAAGATTCCTTTCCGCTTATTGCATTATTATATTCATATATCTCATCTTGAGTTGTTTCTAATATTTTAAAATTATTATTTTTATCTATAACACTCCAAGAGTAAGTATAATCACTACTTGTTTCTTCTGTTTCATTAATTTGACAAATTAAATCTGTTACTCCATTATCAAAATAAAATTGAGTTCCATTAGTAGAAGTAACTGTAATAGTTTTACAATTGCTATCATAATTATACAATGTTATTGTTTTATTTAATATATTTTCATCATAAACTGCAACACATTTATAAGACATTCTTTTTGCAGTAAGGTCTTTTTTTGAAATATAAATTATTTCTGTTGCGGGAATCCATTCTACTAATATAGGATTATTAGAACTATCTTTTTCAACTATATTATAATCGTTAAGACATTCCCATCCAGTTCCGCCATATTGGTTATAAAATGGACTTGCGGAATTAATTCTATTATTTTCTTTAAATCAATAATATTTAATTGATTTTGTATCATTGTTAATTAATCTTCCTTTTACTTTTAATTCTGCTTCTATTGATCTTTTGGCTGTTGCCGCCTCGTTTTCTTCAAAATAAATTCCTTTTTTTGTAATTAATGAAAGTGTATATGTATTTAATTCATCTGAACTAATTTTATTTGCTCCTAATATTTCTACTTTTGAAACAAAAATATCATTTACAAAATTATCTTCTAAAGTATTTGGAAAATCATAAGCAAAAATTGAAACTTGCTCTATTCTCTCAAAATTTGTATTATTTATTTCATAGATTGCAGATTGTCTAGTAGCTGAATTAAAATTATAAGGATTACCAGACATTTCGTTAATATCTACAATATAATTTTTTGAAACTTCTTGACCATTATTATCTTTAAAAATCAATTCAAAATTAATTCCATAATTACCTTTGTATCTTTGAATCGCATCTAAAGATGTTTTAAATGAAGCTCCGCATATAATAGTTGAAGTCTCTTTAATATATTCATCAACATCTTTTATATTTAAGTTAATTAAATTTATATTATCAGAAAAATCATATAATATTTTTGAATCAGTCTTTTTATAAGAGCATAACTCAAAAATAGTAGATTCGTTTTCTACACAATTTTTTCCGTATACATTGTAACTATTTTCACCCTCTATAGTAGGAACATAATTTGCACCTAAGGCGTCAACAGAGCCAATAATTGTTTTATTCTGAGTAGCGTCATTTCCTGGTACTAAAACATAAACACTTGTTCCTTTAAAATAATTACTATCAAGATTATTTGAATAAGCATAAAAAGTGCTATCTTGATATTTCACTTTATATTTTCCAGTTGCTTCATCAACACAACTAATAATAGTTGCTTTAATTGTTTTATCAAAATCTGCATGAGCAACTGCGCTATCTACAATAGTTTGAATAGCATTTATTAACTGATTTTCATAATCTGTACTAATCATCTCTTTACATCTCCTTTTTTCTCTATTTCTTTTTATATTTCATTTTTTTCTTTTTTAGATTAATAATATATACCCAAAATAAAAAAAGGTAGTTTTATTAACTACCTTATTTATTTTTATGTATATGTTGCGTTGCAGCATTTACTAAATTATTTAAAGCTGCCTCAATTTCATAAGTGCTAGATACATTAGGGAATGATGCTTCGATATGAACATTTTGTTCAAGAGCATTTCCTGAACTTTGTATTTGTCCTAATCCCTGAGAACCAATATTAGATAACATATTTCTCATCATTGATACTGCGCTTAAAATATTTTCAGTGTCTTGCGCATTTAAAACTAATTCTTTCTGATGCAACATAGCAAGTTTACCATCTGCGCTATTTCATTCTCCTGTGTATCCTCCAGTATCTAGCCTAATAACTTCACCAGGATAGATAAGATTTGGATTTCCACTTCTTAAATTTCCTCTATTGTTATTTCAAATTTCACTTCATAATCCGCCATTTCCATATCTAGATTTTGCAATACCCCATAAAGTATCTCCTTTTCTTATAGTATAGCTTTGTCCTCCAAGTCTATAATTTGAATATTGACCACTAGAACTTGAACTGCTAGAGCTACTTGAACTACTAGATGAACTAGATGAAGTACTTGCTCCAGAGGCAGTATTCTTTGCGGCTGCCGCTTGCGCTTGTCTTTGTTGTTCTTCCCAATATTTATAAGATGCTTCTGCCGCATTTAACGCAGCTTTTCTTGCTCCATCATATTGTGCAGTAAGATTTCTTAATGCATTTAATACATTATTAATTGCATCTACTTGTTTTTGATAACTACTAAATAAAGCATCATTATCTTTGACAAGTTGACCAGTTTTCTCTAACACTGGGTCGATACTTTTAGCAACTTCTTCAAAACTTACTGCTGCAGCTTCTTGAAGTTCTGCTAAATCCGTTTCATATTGTTCTGTTGTTTCGGCTAATTGATTTAATGCATCTTCGCAAGTTGGAATAAAGCCACCTTCACCAGCAAATTTGTCAATCATTTCTTGAATACCATCATTTCATTGAGGTATCATTTGATCCATCAAGATTTCTTGCTCTGCTTCCGCTAATGTTGCATATTTTGCATAATCTTCATCATATAAATCTGCAAGTTCTAAGAAAGTAGATTCATGAAGTTCTTGTTTTATTTTTTCATTATCTCTTACAATACCATTTATTAATTCTTCATATTGTTGAGTTATTAATAACTTTCTAGCCTCTCTTTGTTCTGGATCGTTAATCTGCATAGCTTCAGTCATCTTTTGTTGATATTCTTCCCAAATTGCATACATTTCATCTAAGTTAGATATATATTGTTCTTTATCAAAATTATATAGTTGATTATATAAATTAGATAATTCACTTTCTAATTTAGATGTTTCATCTTCATCAGCAGTATATTGGTAAGAGTAATTTCCTTGGCTATCTCTTCTTAAACGCATTGTAGATTTATTTTGTTGAGCTTCTTCAAGTTGTAATCTTTTTACTGCAATTTGATATTTTAAATCTGCTCTATCTAAATCAGCTTGGCTTAATTTGTCTTGAGCTTTCAAAGCTTCTACTTGCTCGTTCATTAATTTAGTTAATTTTTGTTGTCCTGCTAAACTACTTGTTTCATCAATAGCATCTAAATATTTTTGTTGTAAAGTTTGAATACCATATTGACTATTAATAGTATCTAAATATCTATCTGCATTTTTATTAATAAGTTCTCATTCTTCATTGATATAAGCAAGTCCTTTGCCATTTGTTAGTTGATTATTTAAATTATCAAATATTGCGTTAATTGCATTTAAATATTTATCTTGTAAATTTTCAATAGCAGACTCAATACTTGATTGTCAATCATTAACTGCGGACATCCAATTGTCTCTAGCTTTTTCTCATTCTTCTGAACCATCTTCTAAAACTGCCATTTGTTGTTCCCAGAACTCTACTTGTTGTTTTTGGAAGTCTAATCTACTATTAAAGTTTTGTTCTTTCTTTGCATAGTAATCTTCAAGTTTAGAATATGAATCTTCACCAAATACTAATTGAATTAATTTCATATCATGATCTAAAGTATCAGATAATTGTTCATAAGCATCTAATTGTTCTTGCATTTGATCACTTATATCATCCAAAGTTTCTCCTAAAGATTTTTCTATTTCATCTATGATATCCTCAATATCAGTCAAATCTGACATAGTTTGTTCATAATATTTTTGCAAATCTTCAAGTGCTTGTTTTCTATTGTCATCATAATAATCTGCGGATCCAGTCGCATCCATCGTTTTTAATTCATTTAATAATTCTGTTAAATATTTAGTTTCTTCTTGGATTTTTCCTAATCCTTGTTCATCATAAAACCTATTTAATGAATTTAAATTATATTGAGCATTTCCAAGAATATCATTATCTTCAATTTTATCAATAACATCCTTTTTAAATTCTTCTCATTGTTTTCTTGCATCATCTAAATCTAATGTTACTTCAATTTCCATATTGAATGCTTGAATTTTTAAATCCGTAATTTTGTCTAGACTATCTTGAATATCTTGTTTTAAACTATCAATATTTTTAACTGAATTATTGTAATCAGTAATTAATTGTTTAAAATTTTCCCAACGTTTTTTTGCAGCTTCATCTTCAGTTGTTGCGCTAGTATATCTAGATTGTTCTCTATAAAAGGCTTCAACATAGCTTTGTTGATTAATAGATCCATCTGCATTTAATCAAACACCGTAACCTTGTAATTGACTAATAAATCCTTGTTGTTCTCCTTGTGCAATTCTTAATTTTTTATTAGTTAAATCTAGATTTTTATTTAAATTTTGAATTTGTGCATTGATATTTTGAATTAATTCTAATCCTGTTAATTTATCTGTCTGAGATTGAATCTTTTTTAATTCATCGTTAGTCGATTCTAATTGAGTATTTACTTCTTGATAGATATCTGCTATATCATCAGAGCTATTATATTCAGTTTCTTTTCCTTTCCCGCTACGAGAGTTTGATCCTTGGGTAGCACTTCTTACTGTTGAATTTGTAAAAGTGCTTGCTGAATCCTCAGTAGCTGTTAAAGATTCAATTTGAGGAACTTTTACTGTAGAGGTTGTTTTTACTTTTCCTAATCTAACATCTTTTCCAAGTATGTTTGCCGAAATTTCACTAGTTGTAGTAGGACCTGGAGCATCAATATAGGTAACTTTTCCTTTATAACCAATACCAGCTAAATATTTATTCATTTGCTCTTCGGTTATTTTACCTGCTTTTAAGGCGTTGTTTAATGTATCTATTAAATTAGTATCATCCATTGTGATTACAGTTCCAACTTCCATTCCAGAATATTCATCAATAAAACTATTTAATTCATTTTTTATACGATCAATTTCTTCTTGATCATTACTATAAATGGTCATATTAACCACGTAATGATGCGCAGCCGCTTCTTGAAGTCTTTGAAAAGCATCAACATCTCCATTTATTAATGCCTCTAAATCTTTCATATTATCTTCAATAAAATCTGTCTCTAAATCTACTCCAAAAACATCTGAAAAAGCTTCTGCCATCTCTCCTAAAGTAGAATAATAATCTGCAGTTCCTTTATCACATTCTTCAAGAGCATCTTGTCAATCATCTCATTTTCCAACACATTCTTTTAAGGCTTCTCCAAGCTCAATTTGTCTTACAGCAACTGCTTCTGCCAACTCTTCATTGTCTGCAAGAGCCTTGTTTTCTTTTTGTAAATATTTTATATATCCTTTTACACCAGCTTCATTTTTATCGTATTGTTCAATAGTCTTTTTAGTAGTTTGGTTCAAAGAAATACCATTATTATCCATATTATTTACTGCTTCTGCCATTGCTTGAACTGCAGCTTCTGCACTACCCAAATTACCTCATAAAACTAACAATTGATCAGAATAATTTTCAACTCCTGCTATTGCACTTAATTGTTCCTCTGATAACGTTTGTAATGCAGTAGTAAGAGATTTCACTTGTTCTTCTACTTTATTTGTCGTAAAAGCCTGAGAAAATTCTTGATAATCATCACTATTTAATTGTTCTTCTGATAGTTTTGCTTCAGGAGTAATAACAGTAGCATCTTTTAATTGCTCTTGTAATGTCTTAGAAATATTCTTTGATAATGTTGAACGATTTCCAGCACTTTTAAATTCTTCTGATATATTATTTAAATAAGTCTCTGCTCATTTTTTAGCATCTTCTTTTCCTTCTTCACTACTTTCATAAAGACCTTCTTTTAAAGCTTGACTTACCATATCTGCAACAGCTTTATCGTAATCTTCTACTGAAAATTCTTCATTATCTGTTCTATTCTTAGTAATATCTTTAACTTTTTTAATTCCTATATTTTCTTTTTGCGCTGTTTGCATTCCTTCTCTAGAAGTTCTATTTTTTTCTAAGTAGTCAGATTCATCTTCTAAAATACTAATTAATTGTTGGGCGGCGTCTGTTTCGCTTGTCTCTAAAACTTGTCTTAATTTATTTTCATTTTCAGTCGCCACTTTTATAAAATCATCTAAACTAATGTGTCCTGTGCCTTTTCCAACATCAATTCCTAGATCTTCCAAATTTTCAATTAATTTATTTAAAGATTTACTATTTGCTCCGTTACTACCTTTTAAATCAATTGATCATCCGGAAACACCTGCTGTGTCTTTGTCTATTTCAGATTCTTTTCTATTCTTTCTAATATCTGCACGCATAGTTGATTGAATAGATTTTTGTTCTTCTTTTGCTGTTTCAATTGTTTGTTGATTTTTTAACAATTGATTTTCTTTAATTTTTTCATTTAAGGTTTCATAATCTTCAGCAAGAGCAAGGACTTTTAAATCTTCATCTCCATAACTATCTATCAAATCTGTAGTTTTACTTGCTAAATCTTGTTTGGATGCAGATCCTTTTTGATATTGTTTATAAATTTCATCATATCCTTCAGCAAGTTGGCGAATAGCTTCAGATTCTTCTCTAGCTTTTTCTGCAACCTTGCTATCTTCTGCCAATTTACTTCTAGCTTCTTCTAAATCATTTGCTTTTTGTTGTTCTCTACTATTTTTTATTAAAGCAACTGTTACTGCTGTAATTGCTGCTACCAAAGCAACTGCGGCAACGATTAATAACTTTGTTGGATCTGCCATTTTTGCAATATTATTTTTTATTTGAGCAACTGTTTGAGCTTCTGTTGCGGCTGTTTGTGCCTGAGTAATTTTTGTTTCAACAGTTTTTGTAGCATTATTTGTTGCAGTGGCGACAGTTTCTGCTCCTAGTTGAGATACATTAACACCTCTTGTTGCAGCTTCTTTTGCTAATTCTGCATTTCTAGCCTCTGCTATTAAAATATCTTTTTGGCTTGTTAATTGAGCTACCTTATCTACTGCTGACATTGCTTTTTTCTGAGCAACAACTCCACTAATTCAATTAAAATAATCTTTTAATAAGCTACCTGATCCTCCAATTGTTTCGCTAATTCCTTTAAAGCTTGATCTTAATGTTGCTAAAGATATGCTAATAGCACTAATTGTTTGTAAAATTTTATCTCCTGTGTCAAGATTTTGATCTTCTCAGATATTTGGGATATTTGTTATATTTGCTGCTGCTGAAGCAATTTGCCCAACTCCAGATGCCAATTTAATAGTAGAATTAATTGCTTTTGAAAGATCTAAACTCTTAATAAGTTTTCCAAAAGTGTTTTCATTTTCTTCAATTTTTTTGTCTATATTTTTACTAGCTCCATCGATCTCTTTTTTAACATTTGAAGCCATTGTTTTTGTATTTTTTTGTACCTCTGTTTTAGCTTTTTTTGAAGCTTCTACTAATCTTTGAAAAGATTGTGTTAAATTCCCTCCTAATGCAGCTTGTTCGGTTTTACTCATTTCTGGAAATTTTTCTAAAATATCAACTATTTCATCTCTTAAACTTATATATTCTTCTTTAGCATTTTTAAGATTATTCAATGCCTCATCAGACACAAAAGGCAAAGCATCTGCGGAGAAAACCATACTACTATATTGCTCTCCAACATCTAATCCATCTTCCCCTGCAATTTCATCAAAAGTTTGTTGTAAACTTAAGAAACCTTTATCTACTTGATCAGAAATATCATTTAAATTTTTAAGATCTTCTTGCATTCCCTTAATATCTTTATCATAAGTTTGACTCGTATCATTTAATAAATTTTGTAAGATTTGTAAATTTTCTTTTGTATCATCAAACACCACAATTCCATCTGCATTTTCTGTAAATATTTTTTGAACTTTATGAATTTCATCTAAAACATTTTCTCATTCTTCTTTTTCTTTTTGAAGCGCAGCGGTTGTGTCAAGAATATTATCTAATCAATTATTTTGTTCATCTGAAGGTAAATCTCCATATCCTAAAACTTGTTGTTTCATTCCAATCATTTTATTTAAAGTTTCATCTTTTAATCCAACATTCTTATATACTTCACTAATTGCCATTTCGGCTTTCAATTTGTTCGCATTTTCTGCTGCTCTTTGTATATTGGCTATGACTCCAGATAAATTTTTAGTAAGATCTTTACTAGTTATTTGAGTAATGGTAGGTAATATCGTCATAAAGACGCCTTTTCCGCCTCCAAGACTACTAATAATATTTTTTGTTAATCCTGCAATATCACTAAGAGCGCTTGCAAATGATTTTATTGTATCTACATCAAAAAGTTCTTTATAAACTGCCTCTCAAGATGTTTGTAGTTTATTTAATTGCGCATCAACACTTTCTAAATAAAGACTTTGTTGTTTATTTAAAGAACCGGCTGCATTTTTCGCTCTTTCTAAGTTATTCACCATGCTTGCATCAGAATCATTTCCTGTATCTCAATTATTCATTAATGCCATTAATTGGTTATATTGACGAACTCCCGCAACAGATTGCGCTAATGATACCTGTTGATCCTTTGATAAAGTGTTTCATTTATTTCCCATTTCATTAAGAATATCATCCATTTTTTTCAATTCGCCATTTTGATCTTTTATATTAATTCCAACTTTTTCAAGAGCTTCAGAGTAAGTACCTAAGGTAGTTCCATCTTCTAATGTATCTCCTAATTCTAAGTCTTGAATTCTTGAAAATAATGTTTTTAAAGCTGTACCAACAACATCTGCACTTTGTCTTGTTGTTGCGGTAATAGTTGTTAATGCAGAGGTTGCATATTCATAACTTAAACCTACTGTTTCTGCAACAGAAGAGAATTTCTCTAATCCAGCTGCAATTTCATCTGAACTTGATGCGGTATCAGCTCCTAATCTAGCAAGAACATCTGCATAATATTCTAGTGATTTTGAGCCATCATCGAAATTATTTCAAATAGCAGTCATATAATCTGAAATTTGATTTGCAGATTCGCCCGTTGTATTTGCTAATTTTAAAGTTGCATTTGTTCTTTCGGTTACATCTTCTCCAGATAAACCTTGTTGATAATAAATTAAAGCTGCATCTGTATAATCTAAAGTTGAAGATCCTAAAAATTTTGCAGACTTATTTGCCTCAATTGCAAATCTTTCCATACTATCTGCTGATTCATTAGAAACAATCCTTATATTATTTAAAGATTTATCTAAATCTCTTACATATCCATAAGATTTTTTGACTGCACTTGTAAATGAATTCATAATACTAGAAGATATTCCTCAGTTAATAGTATTCCTCATAGTCTCTTTCATTTTATCAAAAATAGTTTTTGTTTTCTCTAAATTTCTATTTACAGATAAAATTGTTGAAGTTAATTGTCGAAATTGTTGAATTCCTTGTTGCCCCATTTCTTGATACCCTCGAGCAACTTGTCCAATATCAACAGAAGATTCTTTTAGCTTAGAATTTAATTTTGTTAAATTAATAACTCCTAATTTTGAATCAAAAGCTCCTTCAAAAGCAGTTTTAAAAAGCATTACTTGTTCTTGTGCTTGAGTTAGCTCTTTTTTTAATTCTGCTCCAGTTTCTTTTGAATCAATTTTAACAGATAAATTTTTTAAAGCTTCATCTAAAGATTTTTTAACTTCGTTAAAACTTGCTGTATCTGTAGAAGCTTTTATTTTTATTTTATATTGACTCTCCATTGCCATATCCTTTTTCCTCCTTTTTTATTGGCATTAAAAAATACCTTTATTATTATATATTCAATAATAAAGGTATAAAATTAACTATTTTTGTCCGTGCTATTATGCCACTGGATTACCATTATTTGAAGCTTTTGCAAAAGCAATTACAGACTTATAATCTTCTGGATTAAAAGACTCAAGAATTTTCATTGCTTCAGAAGCTTTTTCTGGTAACTCATTTATAATTGCATCTAAAATCGCTTTAAAAGATTGCCCATATTTATCTAAGTCATTTTTAACATTTTCTAAATATGTATAAAGCATATCATACTCTTCTGTAGGAATTTTTGAAATTATTTGAGCTAGCAATCCTGAACTCATTAAATTATCATATAATTTAGATGCATCTTCTTTTTGTTTTTCAGTAAAATTAATATTAGTGTACATATAAACTAAATTTAAATGAAAAAATAAATCTATCTTTAAAGGATTGTATATATTGCTTTCTTTTGCCTCTTGCAAAGTTACCATGACTAAATTATATTTTTCTTCGATTGGTAAATATTGTTTTATCTCTATTAAATTGCTATTCCAATCAATAGTTTCTGTAGAAGTATCTGTTTTTAATTTTAAATTTAAATAACTAATTTTTGACATTTTTTTCCTCCTTTTATAAAAATATTATATCAAAAATATTTAAAAAAGTCAAATTTTAAATATTGTATTTACCGGTTTGAGCTAATTGGCTTAATAATTCTTGAACCGCATAAACTTTAATATCTGTTTTTGAATTTGCTCTATTAACTAAAAGAAAATCTACATTATATAAATCTCCAACATCATTATATTGTAAACCAATACCAGTTAATTCATAAACTTTTCTCATATGATCATAGTGTTCATATAATTCATCTCTTGCCTCTTTTTCTTTTGCTTTTCCTTTATTTGTAGGATGATATAAATAATAAATTCCCACACCTCTAACACTATTTTTCCCATTATAAACCCTTGAAGCTACATATTCAGAAACCGCAGAAATTGCTTTTTTCGGATCCGTTGATCCTAAATGGACTCTTCTATTTGTAGTATAAGATTTTAAAGAAAAAGATGCTGTTTTTAATAAATTTAATGCAGTTGCCAAATCTCCTTTTGGGTCTCCTTGAATTAAAATATTTATTTCATCAGTAGAATTTGCTTTAAAGTCAATTTTTCCAAAACGTTTAGATCCGATTTTTAAGAATAGATTTGTAGGCACTTCAGTTTTTCCTATCTCAATTCCTGAAACAAGTTTTTTCTCAAGATCATCTATTTTTTGATTAATATCATCTTCTATAAAGCTTTCTAATAATTTCTTTGCTTTCTCTATATCATCAGTACCTAAATCAATATATGAAGTGGCAGTTGCCTGTCCAGAAACACTAGATTGAGATTGTTCAAAATTTTGGATGAATAGCTTTTCAAATTCTCGTTCAAATTCTATTCCAGCTTGACTTTTACCACCTTTTGCAAAGTCTAAAACAGGAATTTTATCAACTTCTTGTTGAAGTAACATTCCTTTTGCAATTCCTCCAATATTATTAGAATTTTGAGAATATACAGCTTTTAAATCTGTAAAGAAATTAGTTAGAATATCAGCATCTTTTTTAGTATATTTACTAACATTACCACCATTTCTTTTTGTGTTTTTTTGAAATAAAAAATTATGAATTATTTGCGCCCCTTTAGAAATATTCACGCGTTTTCCATAATAAGTTTTATAAATTTCTATCATATTTTCCTTCAACTCCTTTTTTATAATGAAAAAAGAGGGAGATCATCTCTCCCTTTTTTAATTTATTTTTAATTTTAATTATACTGAAAATGGAACTGAATCTAAATCTTTTTTAGTTACTTCATCTTCAACATATTTTTCAGTTTCTTCATGTGGCATTACAGTTTTTAATTCTGATGATCCAGCAGTACTATCTTCTACAACTTGGATTACACATAAAACTTTCTTAGTTTTATCAAACATTGTATATCCAGGGAATGCATCCATAGTGAATGTAAATGTAGAAGGATCTCCTGTTGCAGCCATTGAGAATGTAAAGTTAGATTGGATTTTTACATTTGGTAATGTAATTTCAGCTGGCATATCTACACCATCAGATTCTCTTCTAAATAATGTAGAAGCTTCAACATAGTAATATCCAGCAAAGTTTGATGCATCAATAGTTAATTCAGAAACTTTTGAAGCCTCTTTAGCCATATAGAAGTCAACAAATACTGTTTTTCCTTTTGCGCTAGTAGCACCAGTTAAAGTTTTTCCATCATTATCTACGCCTAAATCTGTTAAAAGTTCTCCTGTGATAGATCCGTCTTCTTCAGTTATCATAACGAAGATAGGTGCAGTTCCATCGATTTTTTCTTCAGCAGCTAAAGCATCTGTTAAATCAATCTTTCCATCTTGACCAACTACAGCATTAGCAGTAGCATGAACGTGAACTTTTTCAGTTACTCCTTTAAATAATCCAGCTCCTGATAATACAGCAAATCCAATTGGACTTAATAAAGCATCTTCAACAGTAAATGTTAAAGTTTTTTCACCTTCCCAAGCGATTAATCTAGTATTTCCTTTTCCACCTTGTGCGTAAACAGTAGTAGAAGCACCTTCTAGTGTAGAAGTTTTAGCTGTATCGATGTATAATACTGGTTGACCTTTTTTGAAAGTTGTGCTACCAATTTTAGTATCAGCTTTAGCTTTAAATACTACGTCGCATATTTCACGTACTCCAAATTTCATATTAAAATATCCTCCTTTTGATTTTTAATTTTAATTATTTGAATGAACACTTTTCATTCAATCTTCGGGCTCTTTTGTATCTTGAGCCCCAGCAAATTTACCTTTTACATAAAGATCATAACTAGTTTTTAATTCATATCTCTTTATTTGGTCAAATAGCTGATAAATCGTATAATTCATTACAGAATTTATATCAATAGATAGTCCAGTTGAAATAACTGAAACATATCTACCAATGATATCAAAATTATCATTGGGATTTTTTTCTGCAAGGACTTGATGTCGTTTTTTTAATTTTTCAGCGATCCTTGCGGCCATGGGTCCATCAGGATTAAAATCTTGTGGAACTCCATTTGTGTCTCCAAAACTAAACATTTGTTTTAATATGTCTTGGAATTCTTCAAAATTATTGCTATTTAATGAACTTTCTTCATTTTCTTTTTTTAATATGATTGCTTTTTTTGTAAAAGTAATTTCATATTCTGGAAAAAGTAGCATTAAAACCATCTGTATGCAATTCCTATTTTTTTGCATTACCGCATTACGCTCTTCTAGTATTGCTATTAATATATCAAAATTTGTTAGTGTCTCTAAATTAACTTTGTCCTCTTGAGATAAAATATTTTTTGAAATAATTAACATTTGATATCCAGTGAAAAATGTATCTTCACCTAAATAAGCAATTTCTTTAATTGTAGGGTGATGAATAGTCACGCCAGAAGAGGTAAAAGGAATATCATTACCAGAAAAGAGTAGTAATGGATCTAATCTCATTATTCTACTGGCGCGATCTTATCATCATTACCATGTATAGCTCTATAACTCAAAGTATATCCAGATAATGTTTCATTTAAAATTAGCTCGTTGCATCCAATGAAATTAAAAGTTCCAATTCCAGATAATTTTGCATTGTTTAAAATTCCATCTATATAACCTGCTATTTTTAACGGTCTTAATCTATAATTTCCAATATCTCAATAATCTGTATAACAAATAATATCAAATGTTATTGTACAGTCCCTATAGTAAGGATTATTTTCATTTGTTGTATAATTATCAGAACTAATAATTAAATATGCTTTTACTTCATCATGTTCTTCTATCTCAATTTTTGGTGATAATCTAATATATTTATCTTTTATTAACTGAGAAAGAGTTGTTTGTTGTATTTTATTTAAAACTACTTCAGAATTATCTTCTAAACAATCTTTTGTGTTTATTACTAATAATCTTTTTAATATATCGCTATATGGCTTACTTTCTATAAATAATTTTTTTAAAATCGTTTCAATATCTTTTTCACAAGATAGAAAAGATGAATTAAAACGATTTGCAGTTAATATTGTATCTCTTTTCATTTTTATACTCCTTTTGTCTCTATAAAGATTCTATTGTAATCGGTAATTCAATAGCATCTAAACCTTCTTTATTATATTTTAAAATAAAGTTTCCACTTCTTCCAGATGTAATTTCAATTTTTATAGTAGTTTGATTATTTTCTCCAATTATTTTTGCTTTATTAGCAGAAATTTCTCAAATTCCGCCCTCTATGCCAATAATCTTATACTCATATTCTTCATAAGGATATACTATACTAGGTCCTTCAATATAAATATCTTTTTTTTCTGGTTGAACTTCTTCTTTATCCTTTTCTACTTCTTTTTCAATAGAGTTTCTATAAGTTTCTTTCAATGATACTTCTATAATACCTTCTGTGGCAATGGTGTCAACAGCTTGAACTTCCCATGGTAATCCATCAATTTCAATTTTTGTAAATCTATGGAAATAATCTAATGTTTCTTTATTTTTAGTAATATACATTAATAAAGTATAATTTTCCTTATTAAACATCTCTAAATTACCTTTTTGCCACTCTATTGCAAGTTGTTCAGGACCTCTTACATAAACATAATATTTTTTTCCGTTAATTTCCACTGTTTTATTGCATTTTCTAATTTCAGATCTAAAATATGCAGTTTCTTCTAGCCTTTGTAAATAAACTAATCATTGAGATCCATTTTCTTTTCAAGTAAAGACATCTCCAGCTTTTAAGTTAGTAGGAACAATTCCTTCAGAAGTCTTTCCTTTTTTAGGAGCGTTCAAACATATATCTTCAAAAGGAATTGAAAGAATTTTATTATCATAAGTATTTTTTATTTTATCGGGATTAATTAAACATTTAAACTGGCGGCCATCCGCAAGAATTGCAGTTGCAGCTTGATAAGATGCGGTCATCGCTTTCTTCAAACTTTTTAATTTATCTGCATTCATTCTTGCTATTTGCGCAGTTCCGCCAGCATAGTTTAATCTAGTCTTCATATTTTCTAATGCTGTCATTTTATTCCTCTTCTGCGATAGAGTCTTTTAAAGTTTGAACCATGTTTAAACATTCAAATATAGTTCTTCTATATTCATAAAAATTTTCATCATCTGTATATGTAAATAATCCCTCTAGTTTACATAACAACGAGAAAATTATATCTTGTTTTGTTACCATTAAACGGCTCATTCCGTAAAATTCTTCTATAATAGTTTTTAGCGGAGATTGCCAATCCACGTTTTCTTCTCTATTTGGAAGCAGTTTATAAATTTGATTAGTTAATTTTTTAAGATTAGAATAAATTGCTTTATTATCTATTTCTATATTATTAATTATCATTTTCAACAGCCTCCATTATAGTGCCGAAAGTTGAACGCATTATGCCTTTTTTATCTTTTATTCTTCTTTTATATAATCTTTGTAAATGGAAGCCCTCTTTTTCATAATTAGCTTTCATATTTTGAATTTTTGCCATATGATTAGCTTGAGAAGTAAATTTAAAATCAGAACCGCTATATTTCATTCTTGTATTTTCAACACTTGCTAACTGTATGCCTAATCATTCAACTATCATATAAGTTGATAAAATATTAATTTCTTCTGGAGTTAATTTTGAATTAAAATGTCCTTCATCATAAATTAAGGCTATAACTTCTTCATAATCGCTTTCAACACCTGAATATATACCTTCATCTGCTATAATAGTTTCTTCATAGTCTGTTATATCAAAACGTGGAAATTCAAATTTGTGAATAGCAGACATTAATAATTCTTCTAACATAGCATATGTATCTAATTCATTTAATTCCATATACATATCGTCAGTTACTTTTGATAAAAAACTATCATAAATTATAGAAAAAGGTGTAGTAGCTATATTGTTCATATTACACCTCCTAAATTATTTTGAAACAACTTTGTATTTTCCTGTTGCAATGGTAGTAGACTTTCTTACTGGTGAAGATTCTTCTTTAATAGTTTCAGTAATAGCTGCCGCTTTTCTAGTTTTTACTGGCGCAGCATCCTCTTCCATTGTAGCTTCATTAATATTGATTGCGGAAGTAACATTAAATCCAGTTTTTTCTAATAACATTTGTCTCTTAGCAACATCATTTAATTTTAAATCTACAGCTAATTTCTTTACAAGATTAATTATTCCTTCAGGAGCAAAATTTAAACAATCTTCAAATTGATCTAATGTTCCTTGTAATAATAATTTTTTAACATCTTCTTCTGAATAGTAATATTCAGGTTCAACCTCATTAAGAAGCTCATTTACTGCATCTTCATTTTCAATTACTAAGTAATTTTTTAATATTTGATTTCCGCCTGGAATGTAAGATAATTTTCTTAATTCATCCATACTAATTTCTTTTGTCTCTCCACTTTGGAATGTACGATGTAGATTTCCTAAATCTGGAATTGTATATCCCACTGTCCCATTGTCTCTATTTGTAACTTTTACCATTAAATTTTTGTCTAACATAATAGACCTCCTTTTCTCTCCTTTTATTTTTTGCACTTTTTTATTATAATAAAAAAATGGGGAAGACTATTTTTGATATAGTCTTTATCAAAATTTAATAAGAACAACATATATCATAATAAGTCTTCCCCTATAAGAACTATCTAATTCTTATAAATTAGATAGACATATTAGTTTTTAAGCTTGAATTTACATAAACACAGATATTATTTGTGATTAATGTACCAACACCTAATTTTTTGTAAACTTGAACTTCTCTTGATCTATCTTTGTTTACATATTCATCAACAATTGTATTTCCTTCAAATGCGATTTTAACTGGTTTGTCAGCTCCAACTGGAATGATATAAGCATATGATGGATCAATAACTTTAGTTGAATTAGTTTCATCTTCAAAAGATTGATTTAATACAACTACATTATGTCCTTTATAATTTGCTAAATATCCATTATTCCATCTTTGATTTTTCATTTCGCTAGAAGCCCATCCTTCAGCAGGAACCATAGTTGCAGCAAATTCGTAAGTACAATAAATTGTAGATCTTCCATAAGAATCTGCAACAGCAAGTAATCTATCCATAGTAGTTTCATTGAAACTAGTTTCAGTAGCTTTATTATAAGTTCCTAAATTTTCTACTGCAGCTTTTAAAGCTTTTTCGATTTCTCTATAGATAGCTTCATCTAGACCTTCCATAACTACATCTAATACATCTGCGAAATCTACTCTTCCATCTAAGAATTCTTCAAATCCGATTTGAGCAGCTCCACCGAATGCTTCAGTAGGAATTTCATAAGTCTTACCATCTAATTTAAATACTTCATAAATACCAGCTAAACCAACTTTAGTAATAAATTGTTTTGCTCTTCTCTTTGAGCTAGCTGTAACTCTTTGTGAGAATATTGGTTTGTCACCTTGAGCATAAGTTTTAATTTCAGCGAATTGTCCGTATTGTTCTAAAACTTTTCTAGGTAATACGTCATCAATTACTTCTTCGATTAATGCGAAAACTAAGTTTTTATTTTCACGATATAAAGCGTAAGTACCAGCGATTTCTTTTAATTCATTTCTTAATGTTTCATTTAATTCAGAGTAACTGAATTTGTCTTCACCGAATGAGTAAGCTACTTGTGAAGAAGCTTTTGCATTAGCAGTAACTTTTGCTAATTCTAATAAGTTTTCTCTATTTAATGCCATAATTCTGTTCTCCTCCTTTATTATTTTATTCTTACTACTTTAACAGCGTCTTGTCCATCAGCTAAAGTGTATCTTTTTGCTACTTGGAAGCAAGGTACATCTGTTTCTTCTCCAGTTGTAAGAATTCCATTAGCATTGATTTTTAAGAATGATCCTACAGCTGGGTCGATTTCATCGATCATATTAGTAGTATAAATATCTCCTATATTAATTTTGAATAATCTTGGTACCATTTTTCCATCTACGCTATCAGATTTCTTCATAGCATAGTCTCTATACATTTGTTTTCTTTCATCGTATAACTTAATTTCGTTAAAAACTAACATCCATTCACCTTTACCAGTTGTATTACAAGCATTATTAGCTAAATCATACTTTAAGAATTGTCCATTTTCTAATACTTCTAAATTTCCTTCATAAGGTAATTGAGCATAAATTTGAGCAGTTCTTTGTGCAGATAAATGGTTTGGTTCTACTTGTCCGTAACCAATTCTTTTAATGTTTGCCATAATTTTTCCTCCTTAAATTATTTTACTTTTTACTATTTTTAGTATTTTTTATTGCAGCGATCCACGCTGGTGTAGTAGGTTCAACGTCATTTATATTATAAGTTGTAACATTTTCTACTACTTCTTCTTTCTTAGAAGTGTCTTCTAAATCAAAATTAACTCTCTTTCTTACACAGATAACAGAAAGCTTAGATTCAATTTCATCTAATGAATAATTTGATTTATTCTCAATAACATCTGCCTTATCTTCGTCAGACAACATATAGAAACTATTGATTAAAGCATCTTTCTTTTCATTATCGATTTGTTTTTTGAACTCAACAAGAACTTGATATTTTTGTTCAAGATCTGCGTAAGCTGCTTTAGTTTCTGCTAATTCAGTTTCCAATAAAGAATAAGATTTTTCTTTTTTGTCGCTTTCGCCACATTTATATTCTTTATCTTCATCTTCTTCTTCAGATTCAGAATCTTCTTTGCTGTCATTTGCGTCTTTAGATTCTTCTTCTTCATCTTTGTCATCTGCTTTAGTAAAGTTTTCTTGACTAGATTGATCTTCTATAGAATTATCATTTTCTGCTAAAACAGATTGATCTTCTGTGTCCTTATCTTCTGAACTTTCTTCAGTTTCAAGAGTAGTTTCTTCTTCAACTGTAGCTTCAGTTTTAATAGACGTTTCTTCAGCAGTAATTTCAGCTTCAGTTTCAACAACTTCAGATTCTGTTACTTTTGTTTCAGCTTCATCTATAATCATCTTTTGTCCTCCTTCTAATGCAAATTTTAGATCTTGCATCATAGCGTACAATGTTTTCTTAAAATTATCATCCATTTTAGTAAATGTCTTACTTACTTCTGGTGCGGTAATGCTTGAGCCTTCGAAGCAAGGTTCAACATCTTCACCTAAAATACATAACTTTGAAAATATTGCGTCATTTATTATGAAAAAATCCATGCCAGTTTTACTATTTGTTGACCAATGTCCTTCTAAACTTTCTTCATCTAATTCCATAGATTGAGGTTTTCCACCTTCTACAACAGATTTACACTCTTCGTATTGACCTGTCCACAAATAACCTGTAGTCATTAGATATTCTCTTGTTGTTGTATTTCCAAATTCATCAACATCATCAAACTTTTGGAATCAAACTTTTGCGTCTGGGGCAACAAATCCATAAGGTCTTGTTAAACACTCAAATTTAATTCCTTCATCATCAAAAATCATTCTTTCGCCATGATCTGCAAAATCATCTTTCTCTTCTTTATAGTATCCAACAATTGGAGCCCCTCTAAGAGTCTTCGCCATTTCAGTAGCTACATCTTTTGTTATATAACTATGGTTTCTGTTTTCACCAAGATATAAAACCTTGATTTCACAACTACTCATAAGCGGATTAATTTCTAGCGGTTGTAAATTAATAAACTCAGGAGAATCAATTGTTGCAATTGATTGATGCATCATATCTTCATCTTTCCTTTCTTAATAATTTATTCCACTTATATTAATATAATAAATCGTGGTTTTTTATTATTGACTTTTGTCCTATGTTTTAATTTTGACTTTCTTTATTTTGAATAGTCTTATCTGATACTGCTTCCCCTTTAGATTCATTGGTTGGCCTTCCGCCTTGGTTGTCATCTCCGCTATTGTTGGAATCTGAATTATTTCCTCTATTTTTCATAGCAGCAATAGATTCCGCATTCATAGTAGAACTCATTAAAGGTGGCACAAATAAGTTAACTAAATCTAATATATCATTTTCAAAATAAGCATTTGCTAGTATTGAACTTTGTGTTTGACCCATTGCAATTTGTGGTAACATCTTTGAGAAACCAACTTGCATTTGCTCTTTATACATTTTTGCCATTTCTTTATAATTATAAATAGTTGTAGTTAATAATTGAACTCTATAATAATATTTCTTTGGCTGTTTATTAAATTTATTAACCAATAAATTCAAGAATTCTTCAAATTGAAGTATCAAATTATATAATGAAGCTTCATCGTTTAAAATTGACTTTTCAAGAGCTAAATTTCCATCTGTATTGAATTGCATTTGTGAAACACCTGCTTCATTATAAATAGATCTTTCTACTCTTTGTAAGTCATCAGTTGTTGTTGCTGCTCTTTTATCATCCATATCTGCAACTTCTACATCTGCAAAAGTTGTTAAAACATCTATTCCAACTGCTTTTCCAAGCATATTGACAGCATTATTATGAAGTTGTTGAGCTTCATCTACATCAAATACTAAGTCTCCATTTTTATCTACTGGCATCTTTTGAATTATTATTTTTAATAACTCTTGAGCCATTTTCTTTCTATCTATTTCTTTCGCATTATCTAAATCAATAATTGCGGGAATTACAGATATGAAAGCTGGAAAATCTTCTCCATTGATATTAAATTTGATTGTGCTATTAACATCTAATAAATACCATCCAGAAACATCACCTGCAAATTGTGGTGGTAATTTTCCTTCTTTATACATTAAATAGCCTTTTTTAAATTCTTGAGGAAACAAATTTAACATTTTCATTCTTTGAGTTGTTTCTTTAAAACAAATATCAAAAAATTTCATATTAAATTCAACAGCAGGACGTCCATTTACAGTAAACCTAGAACGACAGTAATTTGAAGGTAATTCTTGAATATTCATTTTTTGAGTGCTTGGAATTAAATATCCATAATAACAGCCATTTCTAATAACTTTTAATGCAACTTCACCAAAAAAGCGTTTTGCGTTAAAATTATCTAGATAAAATAATACTTCATAGAATTTATCTAATACCTTATTTTCTGTTTTTGAGGTTTCCTCATTTATATATGGAGTAACCATCCAATCGTACCTATATAAATATGCCATATAACGACATAATCTAGAATAAATACCGCTTGTTTTGTAGAAAAAGTTAGATATTTCCCTCATTTGCTCATAATCACATTGATTAATTGCTCTTAAAACATATTCTTTGTTTGCCATTCTAGAATCTACTTTTTTAAGACTTCCTAAATCTAAAACGGCATCTTCTAATGTTTTTGCCCCCACCTTAATTCTTGAAAAATCAACATTATTATAAGGGAGGTCTGTTGTTCTGGTGTCACTTGCCATAGCAATTGAAAAACCTTTTTGTTTTATTTCTTCTTTTCTGTTTATCAAAATAGACACCTTACCTTTCATCTTTTTCTTACTCTTATAGTATATCATAAAATTTAGACTTTGTCAAACTTATTTTCATTATATTATTAAAAACCGCCTTGTGCATAATATGCTTTCATAATATAATCATAAGTTATTCTTCCTTCGTCTGTATAAGGAATTGCAATTAAAATAATATTATTTTTTTTACAATATATTCTTTTTTGCATATCATTATATTGCTGTTTTCTTAAACCTGCATATCCACCAAATTTACTTTTTGCTTCATAATGTTGGATACCTTGATATTCAATCAGAAATTCTAATTGACCTTCATCATCAAAGATTGCAAAATCAAATCTTAAAGGTCGACCACTATTAGTAACTAAATCTGGAAAAGAGTATTCTTCTTTAAAAGGAATACCATTTTCTTTTAAGATTTCTTCTATTTTTATTTCTCCTCGACTAGATCTCATTTTTCCTCCTGTCACTATCGCAAAGATATGATGATATACTAAAAGGTAGTTTAAAATATTTTTCCTAAAATATTTCTATTATAATATTAAATTTATTTAAACTTAATAGTCCAACTTTGACCAATATAAAAATTTTTTAGCCATTCGTATAAAACATCATATCCGCAATATTTCTCTTTTTTCTTCTTTTCTTTTTATCTTCTTCTTGTTTTATATAATAAAGTCCGTATTCAAAAGCAGAAAATTTATCTTTTTTAATACTTCTTGAAGACTGTTTTAAAATAATATTAACACCTTCATTTTCTTCAACCAAATTAAGCATTTGCTCTCTTAAAATTGTTGTTAAAGTAAAAGGTTTTAAATAATCTGCGCGTTTGTCATTATCCATTTGTTGTCCCATTTTAGTAGACATTAATTTTACTTTTGCTTGGTTCTCATCTATTAAAAATTTAATTTTTCCACTAGATAACTGAGTTTGAACATAACTGTGAGCTTCTGTATTAATTGGCGCATTCGCCTTTATTAAATACATTGCATCTATTTCTGTATCTGCAGTTCTAAATTGTTTGTAAAAATTCTCTTCATCATTAGAAACTCCAAAATTAGGCAATAATTCACCAGTCTCTGGATCTATTTGATCTTTTACCATAAAATCTACTAAACCAATACCAAGACCATTAGCATCTATAACAACTTGTCTAGCTTTATATTTATAAAATAATTTTTTAATATTTATTGCTTGAGCCTCAAAATGTTCTTCATCTCAAGTGTAAAGATTAACAAGAGTCTTCAATGATGCTCCTTGAGCTTGCGGAGTTACCTTAAATACACAAACCTCAGATGTACATCCTTTACGACCAACGTCTATTCCTAAAACATAAAATGCTGATTTTGTAGATCTTCCACTATATTCATATTCAGGTTGTAATAATACTCTATGCTTATCGAACTTTTCTGCAGAGAAAAATGCATTTTCCGCATCTCCGCTTCATTCTGATTCATATTCTCTTGCAAATGAGCTATCATTATAAGTTCCATCAAGTTTTAATTCTTCAATAAAAGATTTTCGTAATAATTTTTCCATGACAGGAACTCTTCAAGTTCCACCCAATACAATAGCAGATCCAGGTTCTGTAATTTGTTGAATCAATATTTGAATTAATTTTTCATAAGCAAATGAATTTTTTCATCCAGCTGTTGTAACATAAATCTGACTTTTATTTACAGGTTCATCTTCTTGTCTACTACCATCTGCAAGACGCCTATCTACGTTCATTGTAGGAATAATAACTTCATTTAATAGCGTTTGATCAATTAGAATACACTCTTCCATTAATCCTCCTGTCGCACGCTTACCACGAGATGATTGTTGTGCGGCAATAATATCTAATTTACTACCATTTTTAAAAATATACTCAACCATATTTTTAGAAGCCTTTGTTGCTCCTCTTGATCAATCTATTTCATTTTTCATTCCTGGTATTAATTTACAAATTTCTTCTGCTTTTTCTCTAGCAATTCCCGCAGCTTGCTCTTTTCCACCTGTTGTAACAAATAGATGTGCGCCTGGATAGAGTACACAACGAAGCATTAAAATAAGCACTGAAAGGAATGACTTTGAATAGGCACGAGGAAAAGTTGCATAAGCATATCTATGACGCATGACAGCTCTTAAAAATACTCTTTGATAAAAGAATAAATGGAAATTTTCTGGATTGCTTCCGCAAAGAAAATCTACAAATTTATCAGGATATTCTCTTCAATAAGCAACATAATCTCTTATTATAGGAATTTGCGCACGAATTCTTTCTTCTGATAAGCCTGTCTTTTTAGTATTTTTACTTTTAGAAAGTTCCATTAAATCTGCTAAAGCCATTACTGTTCCTCCTCAGAATTAAATAAATCCGCATCTAAATTTTTTTGTTCTTCTATTGAATTATAATATTCTGCTATTTCCGCATCTTTTAATCCTTGAATTGCTTCTTCGTCAGATTCTGGATCTGCAGTTTCGGTTTCCGCCATTTCTTTTTGAATTTGAATTTTCTTTAAAGCATCTTCTATCTGTTGACCAAAACCTAAATCTTGTGTAACTAATTTATATAAATAATTTTTCATGTCTTTTAAAGTTAAATCGACTTTATCTTGCGGAATATCAGTTTCAAATCTAGGAATATATCCTTCTCTTTCACACATTGCAACTAGTTCTCCAACGCAATCTACATAATCATTTTTTTCTTCTTTGTTTTGTGCAGCCGTAAATTTCGCAGATTTTCTTAAAGATTCAGATACTTTTGATAGTTTTTGAAAACCTTCGATGTCTCCACAATCAAGAGCTTGATTCATTTTCAAATTTGTTTTACAAATTAAAATTAATGTATTAATAGTATCTGCGTCTTGAATATCAAAAGAATTAGTCATTTCTTCATAACTTCTTTCTAATTCAATCCATTCTTGCGGTTTATATAAAGCTCCTCATTTCATTGCTAAATAAATCTTATCATCATTTGTTAATTGTGCTACTGAATTATCTAATTGACTATTTACAATTGAGGTATTTTCATCATAATATCTATCCATTGTTGTATTAGGTTGCATAATTGGCGCATTTACATATTCTTCATGTTGCGTTTGCGCACTAACCATTGTTTTATATTCTGCTTCTGATATTTCTCCTGCTTCAAATTTTTCTTTTATTTCTGCATCAAATGCAGCTCTTTCCGCCTCTTGCGTAGATCTTTTTTCTTCATTTAAAGCTTGTAATCTATCGCTATCAGCTCAGCCATAGTTTTTTCATTGTTTTAATTTCATTTTTGATAAATATTTACCAAAAACAGACATTCCATTTAAATTAGGATTTTTTGCAAATGCTCTATCTCTTAATACATCTCATTCAACAGGCACATAAGGAACATCCATTTTTTCTAATAACCATAAATAGGTACTAGGATCCCAGTTATCAATATGCATGGTTAAACATTTTTTACACATTTCTGTTTTTTCTCCATTTTTATATGTGTAAAATTGAGTATCTTCATCAAGCATTTTTCCGCATTTTTGACATAATTTATTTGCCATTTTTATACCTCCTATTTACTCTTGTTTTTTCTTGCTTCCGCACTTTTTTCGTTTCTACATTGTTTACAAATGCTATAGAAACCATCTTTTGATGTGCTATTCTTTGAAAAAAATCTATTTGTTGCTAATTTAACTTGACCACATCTTGAACATTTTTTCCACTTTCCTTTTTCTTGAGTTGTATAGTACCACATTAGATAATTTTCTTTTGCCTTTTCCGCAATCATTTTAGGAATTTTATTTCTCCATAAAGAAGATAAATATTCAACAGAATGCGTTTGATTAAATTCTTTTTCTAATAATTCTTGAATTTCTAAATTTTGTTTTCCATCAATTTTATAAATAAGTAATTTATAATATAATTGATATTTATCATTATTTAATGTGTCTTCTACTAAATTATCTAAATCTAACATAGTATAGTATAAATCACTACTGAATCGTCCTCAACAATCTTCTTTCAATGCACTATAATTACATAAAAGTGCGGAGATATGATTTCAATTAAAAAAATTAATCATACAATTACTAGAAGGTTCTCCAAGTTCATCTATTGTGATGTCTTCTCTTAAATCCATTTGAGATAATCCTCTAATAAAATTGCCATTATTTCCGCAATTTGTTACTATTGTATTTCTATATAAGTTCTTTATTACATATTGTTCTTGATGCATTTCAATAAGTCATTTTTTTAATTTAAATTTTTTCTTTCCTGTTGCTTTTTTTTCCATCTCTTCCATTATAGCAATTGACTCTTTTAGTTGCTTTAAAGCAGGTATTTCCGCAATATCTTTTTCTGTAATGGAAATTTTAGGTGTTAATAAAACGTTTTTATCATTTATCACCAAATTATATATACCATCTTCGCCATTTTCAAATTTACTTACTAATCCTTGATATGAAGTTTCTCTTTTATTTATTGTTATCATTCTATTATCTGTTACTATTTCTTTTTTCTTTTTTTCTTCTGGTGTCATAGCCATTACAATGTAATTAGCTAAAAATTCTAAATTCTTTTTATTATTTAATTGTTCTGTAGGTAAGCCAGCAACAAAATCAGCACGTTCTTTAGCTGTTTTTAAACTATAATCTAACTTTGTATATTTTGTTTCAGGTTGATTTTGTTCCATTTTTATGCTCCTCTCTTTTTTAATCAATCTTGACCTTTTTTACAATTATATTTTACCATAAAATTTTTATTTTGTCAACCAGATTAAAGAAACTTTATTTGATACTTTTTAAAAAATATATTATAATATATATGTAAATAAAAAAAGAAAAGAAAAAATTTAATATCATATAAGATGGTTATATATCACCTAATACCTTTCTATATATAGCCGTCTTATATGATATTAAAAGGAGGATAAAATAAATGGAGGATAATTATAGTTTTATATCTAATAGGATAAAAATATTTACTTGTGATAAAGAAGAAATTAAGAGTATGTTCAAACTTGGGAATTTAGATATTTATTTGCCTATTTCCGCAAATTTTCTAGCGAGATTGAGCTTTAAATTATTTTTTGGAATAAAATTAATAACTAAGAAGGGAGAAAAAGATTATGAATAAATATATTGCGCATTTCCGCACAATAGCAAAACATAAATTACTTGTAATGAAATTTTGTTTTAAATGTGGATTAATTTGGAGAGGTTTAATGCATGACAATAGTAAGTTTGGTCCTACTGAGTTCTGTGCTTCCGCAAGATATTGGCAAGGCAACCGCAGTCCTATTGATGCTGAAAAAGAAATTAAAGGATATAGTTTAGCTTGGCAACATCATAAAGGTCACAATCCGCATCATTGGGAGTATTGGTTAGATAATTTAGGAACTTATCAAAATACTGGATTAAAGATGCCTATTGAATATGTAATAGAAATGATTTGTGATTGACTTGCCGCAGGAATAGTATATGGCGGCAATAAGGTTAACTATGACGAGCCTTATGATGCTCCTCGTGCATTTTACAATAGCAAAAAGAAGGAACGCATTTTTCATCCAGAAACTCAAAAATTAATAGAACATTTTTTAGATGAAATTGCGGAAGATGGTATTAATTATTTTTGTGAATATTGGAAGTATGAAGAGATTGCTTATGAATATGTAAATAGTAGACTACAAGGCTAATAGACCTAGGTTAAAGAAGAAAGAGAGGGCGCTGCCGCATGGATAATAATTTTAAAGAAATATTAAAAGAACTATTGATAGATGTTTACTCAAATACAGTTAAAGATAATGAAGAAGATTTTTCAACAATATATTATATTGTCTGGAAAATGGCAAATTTAATGCTTATAAAAGGCTGAATTACTGAAGAAGAATATAAACAAATTTTAGAAATAAAAAATAAAGAGGAAAGAGATAAAGAAATTGCGGAGTGGGCTAAAAAGGAATAATTATAGATTTTATTCGTTTTTAGAAATTGAAAATACATTTGGAGATTTTTTTGACGAGGACATACAATTTTTTCAAAAAATAAAAAATTTTTTCCCAAAACACTACCCCCTCTTTTGTTACGAGTACGTCTGGTTGTTTGATGGTCTTTTTTCTATTGTTTACGTTTGCCAGGTGGGGTCAAACAATAGTAATAAAGATTAATCAAAAGGATAGTTTATTAGACAATTTTTTTTAAGAAAATCTAATTACAAGTCAACTTCATAGGCTTGTCTGCGGTTGTGACAAGCCGAATTTTACATTTACTTTACATGTCAAGTATTTGTCAACCGAAATACTGTATTAAGTATCTGCACATTTTCTTCCCAAAACTTATTATAAAAAAAAATAAAAAATTTTTTAAAAAAGTATTGACTTATCTAGGTTAATGTGGTATAATAATAATGTAATAAGAAAGAGGGAGATTAAAATGAAAGAAAAAAATATTAAGGAATTACAAGAGAGAATAAGCCAATTAGAAAATATTATCTTTAGTTTAGATTTAATAGACCATTGGACTAGAAAAGATACAGAGTTGTTTGAGAAGTATAACAAAGAGTTAACACAACTAAAAGAGTTAGTTATTAATGAACTAACAAGATAAAAAGATAATAGAATAAATAAATAAGATATAAAAGAAAAGGAGAATTGATTATGAATTACTTAATAATAGATGTTATACATCATAGGATTTATTCTTGTGATACAAAAGAAGAACAACAAATGTTTCTTGATGTAATCTTTACAAATAAACAAGATGTATCAAAAGATTTATGTAAATTAATTTATTATAATAACAATAAAATTATTTCAATAAGATACAAATAAACTATTGACAAATAATAGTTATTATGTTATAATTATAATGTAAGAAAGGTAAGGTTATGATTATGAAATTATTCTTAGATTTAGATGGAACACTAGCAAGATTTAATGTGAGAAATGCACTAAAAAGATTTGATAATGAAAAAGGTTTCTTTGCTAATTTAAAAGCATACAAATACATTGAAGTTGTAAATACATTAGCATTAAACAATGAAATATACATTATTTCAGCATCACCAAACGAACAAGCAGACAATGACAAAATGATTTGGTTAAAGAAATATTTACCAAATGTAAAAGATAGTAACATTACACTTTGTAGACTTGGAGAGAATAAAGGTAACATAATAGAAAACAAATACCAAATTACTATTGATAGTAATTGTTACTTATTAGATGATTATACTAAGAACTTAATAGAATGGGAAAGTCTTGGAGGAACAGGCATCAAAAGGCTTACATCAGTAGCAGACAATTCTCGTAAGTTGTGGAAAGGTTTAGAGATAAAAACACTATTAGAACTAAATAATTTATTTGTTTAGTTTTTTTTAGTTGCGTTTTTGTGGTGTTCCAATTGCCACATCGGCTCGCACTCTGCCAACGCGAGCCGATTTTTGGGAGAGAATAGGGCTTTAAGTTTTTATTTACACAATTTGACAAAAGTATTTTACATTTACTTTACACGAAAGGGTAGGGTAGGGTAGGGCACTTTCAAGAGTAACCACTAACCTATCTACTTTACACTACTTTTGCAAAAGCAAGTTCTAGAAACAAGATTGCGGAAACCCTTTAAAATCAAGGATTTAGAGAGGTCAAGAGGAAAAATAAGAGAGTAAGTGCGGAAGTGGAGATGTAAATCACTCACCTACCCTACTCTCCCCTACTCTACTCTCTCGAGCGTCGCGTTCATGACCGCAACGCGACGTAATTTTATTATACCATACCCTTAGAAAAAAGTCAATACCAAAATTACAATTTTACACTCTTTTGACAAATCCCGAAATGCGACACGCCAGGCTGCGTTGTAAAAAAGTTAAAAAAATTTTAAAAAAACTATTGACTTTTTTTCTCTTTGGGTGTATAATAAGTATGTAAGATAGAAAAGGAAGTGATAAAATGAAAAAATTAATTCAATGGTTAAAAGAAAATCTTGATAGAGATTTGTACGAATACTATGGAGTTCAAAAAAATGAAAAAATCTAAAAAAAACTATTGACAAATAGTTGCAAATGTGATATAATAAATATGTAAGATAAAGAAAGAAAGGGTTGATAAAAATGAAAAAAGAAACAAATGTTATTTTACAAATAATTAAAAATATTTTTAAAGGAGTTTTGAGTTTAGTAGGTCATCTATTCAAAATGATTTACTTAATAATTCAATGGTTTAATAACCTAGTTGCTAAACTATTCTTAAAATTACCAAGATTAGTAAGAGTTATAATTATTTATAGTTTAATTGCTCTATCAGTATTAGCAATATTAATTCTAACAAAAAATATTAAAATAAGTTTTATGTAGGTCAACAAGGTAATTCAGTCGCCCTTGTTGACACTACTGAAACAAATGAAATCCAAGAAGAAAAAGAGATTGAATTTGTTGAAGAGCAGACTGAAAAAGTTATTGAAGATACTACTTGTAAATTAAATAATGAAATTGCTTGTCGTATCTATAATAGAGGGCTTGAAAAAGGCTTAACAAAAAATCAAAGTATTCTAGTTGCCGCCATTTCCGCACACGAAACAGGTTATTGGACTTCTAAAAACTTTTTAGAAAAAAATAATTTAGGTGGTTTATGGAACGGCAGAAAAGGAACTTTCTACTCTTATGAAAGTTTTGAAGTAGGACTTGATGTTATGATAGATTTATTAAAAAATGATTATTTCAATAATGGTCTTACTACTATTAGAACAATTGGTGAAGTGTATTGTCCTGAGGGAGCAGCAAATGACCCTTATAATCAAAATCAACATTGGATACCAAAAGTTACTTTGATTTATAATCAATATTTAGGTTTACAAAAATAAGTGTAAACCTTTCATTTTTCTCTTGACTTTTTTGGACGGCTCGCGAGCAATCAATGCGAGCCGTTTTACAGTTTACATGTAAAGTGTAAAGTTTTTGTGTCAAAAAGTGTAAATCGAACACTTGTTTGTATTTTCCCGATACACACGGTTGAGTTGTAAAAAAAATAATTTTTTTTACAAAAAACTATTGACTTTATTTTAGTTTAGGTGTATAATAAGTATGTAAGATAAAGAAAGGGAATAAAAAAATCTTACAAAAAAAAATAAAAAAGTTTTAAAAAACTATTGACAAAGACTTATTTATTTGGTATAATAAGTATGTAAGATAAAGAAAGAAAGAGGTTGATTGAAATGAGAAAAATTAAATGGGAAAACATAATTTTATTAGTAATGATTATACTAGGTGTTGTAAGTATGGTACATCACATCAAATTAAATGGTTGGTATAATAATTTAGTAATAGAAGCAATAGTTTACTTATTAATTAGTGTCGGTGCTAGAAGTTTAGTAAAAGACATTAGAAAAAATCCTAGTAATTGGACTTTATAAAAAAGTCCAATTACCAAAAAAAATAAAAAAAAATGATAAAAAGGTATTGACAAAAGATACTAAAAATGATATAATAATAATGTAATAAAGAAAGAGAGAGATTTGAAAATGAAAAAAATTGATAAAAGAAAAAAATATTTTATGGTACTAGATACTGAAACTTGTCCTATTGATAGAAATGTTGATGGCGTAACTCCTGAAAATATGCTAGTATATGATATTGGTTATTGTATAGTAGATAAAAAAGGAAATGTATATAAAACAGGTTCTTATATAGTTAGTGAAATCTTTTTCGGAGAACACTATGAAAAAATGCAAAGTTCATATTATGCAAATAAGATACCTAATTACTTTCAAGAAATTGCTACTGGTTCAAGAGTTGTAAAAACTTGGAAACAAATATCTTATATTATAAGACAAGTTCTACAAGAGTACAATATTACAACAGTAGTTGCTCACAATGCTAGATTTGATTTTGGAGTTCTAGGAACAACAAAAAAATATCTTCAAGAGTATTCAATGCTACCATATATTGAATGGTGGGACACTTTAAAAATGGCTCGTTCTGTATTAGGTAAAATGCCTACATATAAAAGATTTTGTGAAAAAAATGGCTATCTTACAAAAAATGGTAGTTTAAGATATACTGCTGAAATTATTTATCAATATATCACACAAGATAAAGATTTTAAAGAAAATCATACAGGACTTGAAGATACACTTATTGAAAAAGAAATCCTTGCTTATTGTATAAAACAACATAAAAAAATGGATAAACTTCTATTTTCAAAAGAAAATGTAAATGCGGAAATGGTTGCCTAATGGCAACCTACACCGACACCAACCGCAAATAAAATATAAAAAAGTTAAAAAAGATATTGACAATTCCACTGAAAAGTGTTATAATATATATGTAAGTGAGAGATAGCCACTCTCACAAAGAAAAGAAAGTGAGTTGATTAAAATGGCAAAAAGAAAAAATAATAATGTAACAAAGGTACTTGTAGACAAAAATGCAGCACAATTTGCAAGAACTGCCGAAAACTTAGCAAGAAAGGGCAAAACTAATAAAAAATTAGGTCGTAACCCTAAGGCTAAAAAATACGCAATTGCGTAATTTTTTTATTTTTATTTATTTATGACACGCCCGGATGAGTTGTAAGTTTGACGCCTCGCGATTGATCGCCGCGAGGCGTTCTTTCTATTATACCATACTTTTAGGATTTTGTCAAGTGATTTTTGATATTTTTTTTTAAAAAATTTTTTTCCTAGATCTTGATCTAACAACGCACCCGGGTGTATCAAATAAAAAACTTTTCATTTTTCTATTGACTTATTTTTAAAAAAATGATATAATTATAATGTAATAAGAAAGGAAAAGAAGATACTAAAAAATAATTTTTAAAAAGTTTTAAAAACTATTGACTTATTTAAATTATTATGTTATAATAATAATGTAATAAGAAAAGAAAAGTTAATAAAAAAAATAATTTAAAAAATTATTAAAAAGTATTGACAATTTAATCTTATTATGATATAATAAATATGTAATAAAGAAAAGATTTATTACAAAAGCCAAAAATGAAAGGGAGATGATTATAATGGCTGAAACAAAAAAATTAACTAAAAAGGACTTTTTCAAAGAGTTAAGAGGTATGGTTGCTGACCGCCAAGACTTAGTGGACTTTATAGACCACGAATTAGAGTTATTAGATAGAAAATCTAGTAAATCAAGCGAAACTAAAACTCAAATTGAAAACAAAAGCATAATGGAAACTATCTTATCTGAACTAACTAGAATTGCTAGACCTATCACTATTAGTGAATTACAAAGCGAAAGCGATATTTTAAAAGAATATTCAAATCAAAAACTATCTGCTTTACTAAAAAAATTAGTAGATAGTAATCAAGTAGTAAAAACTACTGATAAGAAAAAATCTTATTTCTCTATATAGAGAAATAAGTCCCTTATAAAAAGGGCTAGACTTTGGCAACTAGTCTATAAAATAAGTTGTGTTTAATTGTTAATTGTAAAATAAGGTGTAAACCTTATTTTTTTTATTAAAAACTATTGACAAAAAGAAAAAAATGTGATATAATTGGCGGCTCGGCCTCGGCGGCCTTGAGCCGATTTTACATGTAAATTGACATGTAAAGTATTTGTAAACCAAATGTCAATTAACGTAAACTTTACACTATTTCCCAAAACTCAAGTATCAAATTAAAAAATAAAAAACTTTAAAAAAACTATTGACTTATTTTTAAAAAAATGATATAATTATATTGTAAATAAGAAAAGGAGTGATTGAAAATGAACGAAACAAGAAAAGTAATTTTAAATAGTTTAGAGGTATTAATGAAAGAAATGCCAGAACAAAGAGTAGGACAAATAATTTTTAATTACATTTGTAGCAATTGTCCTAATAATGACCCATTTTTCATTAGTGATAAAGATTTATTAAAAATCTTAGAAAAAACACTTGATAAATATTCTCATTAGTAGTATAATTATAATGTAAGAAAGGGAAGGTGTAAAAATGGAAAACCAAAAAGAATATATTGTTTACATTACTGAAACATTACAAAGAAAGGTTAAAGTAAAAGCAGATAACTTAACAGATGCCGAAGAAAAAGTACAAGAAATGTATTCAAAAGAAGAAATCACACTTGATTATAATGATTATTTACAAGTTGAGTTTGACGCAAGAAATATTTAAAAAAAATAAAAAAAGTATTGACAAATAAATAAAAAAATGATATAATAATAATGTAATAAATAAGGAAAGTCAAAAAAAAGTGATTTAAAAAAAATCAAAAAAATATTAAAAAAGTATTGACAAAACAAATTATTTATTATATAATATATATGTAAGATAAAGAAAAAAGAAAAATCTTACAAAAAAAATAGTTAAAGTGGTAGCCCCACAAAGAAAGGAATTGATAACTATGGAAAACAAAAAAATGACTAAAAAAGATTACTTCAACGAATTACTAAAAATTGGAGCAGTTGCTTCAAATGAAAGTCTAGTAGACTTTATTAATCACGAATTAGAATTACTTGATAGAAAATCTAGCAAATCTACTTTAAGCAAAACACAAGTAGAAAACAATAGCATAAAAGATATAATTATAAATGTTCTTCAAGAAAGTGCAAAACCTATGACAATTACTGAAATTCAATTAGTAAATGAAGATTTAAAAGAATTGTCAAATCAAAAAATCAGTGCTTTACTAAAACAACTTGTTGATACCGACCTTGTTGAAAGAATTGTTGACAAGAAAAAAACATATTTTCAAATCAAAAGTGTCTAATTGACACTTTTTTCTTTTGTCTGTAAACTTTACACTTATTTTACTTTACACTTGACATGTAAATTTACGCGGACCGCTGTCGCTCGCAAGCGTCCGAAAATTTTATTATACCACACTTTTGAGTTTTTGTCAATAGAAAAATAAAAAATTTTTTAAAAAAATTTTTTCCTAAAACCTTGACTTATTTTTGCTATTATGATATAATTATAATGTAAGAAAGGAAAGGGATAAAAATGAAAAATATTTATGGAATGGATTGGATTGATATTTGCATTAGTGCTGATTTATCTTTGGAGGATAAGATTTATTTGTTGAATTTTCTTTTTGAAAAAAGATAATTTTTACAAAAAACCTATTGACAAAATAGGTATAGTATGATATAATTATAATGTAATAAAGAAAGGGTGATTTAAATGAAAGATTACAAAGTAAACGGAAAAGTTATTGAAATGACTTTAGAAAGTGGAAAAGTTGTAAAATGTTCTACTGACTGGGCTCATAAATCAATGAAAGCACTTGGTACCGATATGGAAGATGTACTTCTTATGTGGCTTGAAGATAATGACTACCTAGAAAACGAAGAACAAGAAGAACTTAACAGCAAAGCAAAAGCAAATAAAGTTAAAATAACTGCAACAAGTGAAAAAAAGGTAGTTAAAAAAACACCAAAAGAAAGAGTGCAAAAGGAAAACCCTACAAAAGAATTGATTATTGCAACAATAGCAAAAGCACTTGAAAACCTTGATATTAAAGACTTAACAATAGAAAATAAAGCAAAATTAATCACTTTTAGTCTAAATAATGAAGATTTTAAGGTAGATTTAGTGCAAAAACGCAAGAAAAAAGAAGAAAAATAGAAAAAATCTTCTTTTTTTTTGTAAAAAACACTTGACAAAATGCGGAAATTGGTGTAAAATCGGCGCGACCATGGTCGAACTGCGCCGAATTTTTAAAAAGTCAAGCCTTTTTTGAAAATTTTTTTCAATTTTACACTTATTTTACATTTTCTCTATTTTCCCATAACTGAGCTGGTCCAAAATAAAACCTCCATATGGCTTCTAAATATAATGAAAGGCGCGAGCGCGGTCGTGGCGCTCCGTCCCCTTGTAAACGCGACCATATGGGGATTTTTCTTGTTGAAAGTTGCTTGACCGCTTTCCGCAATTTTTTTCCTAAAACTAAGCGTTTTGCTTGACAAAAATAATAATATATGATATAATATAAAAAAACGGCTTTTTTAAGACCGGATGACCGATTGCCGCATGATTATATGCTTGACTTTTATAAATATTTATATTATATAATAATAATAATACTCTCCCATTATAATTATATCATATTTTTAAATAAAAATCAATAGAAGCAAAATTTGCCACGAATTTTTAAATAAAAAAACAGGGATGATAAAATATTCATCCCTATATATATGTTTAGATCTGATGCTAAATCAATAGCAAAATAAAATAATAAATGAGGATAACGATAATGATACGAAGGACATATGGTATAGATTGCGGTCGGCCACCACCAATACACCATCTTTACTATTTTAACATTTTTCTTTCTATATATGTTCCTCTCACTACTTGATGCCCTAATATGGCTTGCAATTCTTGTAAAAACATTATAAAATTATTACCCTTCATATTTGTTAATGCAGTTAACATTTCCCAAGCTTGTTCTTTAGGTAATTCCCCACTTTCAACCATTGCTTGTACTATTATTTGTTTTTCACTTGCATTACCAAAATATTTCTTCTGTAATTGTTCTTTTATTTCGTTTTCCTCTTCTGTTAATGCCCTTATCTTTCCAGTTTCTTCATCTTTTTTACACCATTGATAAACACAACTTCCTAAGATTCCTTCTTCTCCAAAAGGAACACCATATAATTCATTTCTACCTTTTCTAGTATAATTAACGACAGTAGATAAAGCATAATTAAAATGTTCATCTTCCCCTTTTAATTTTTCATATATAGCGCCACCTACTCTAGAACAAGTATCATAACCACTTTCATCCCATACATTATCTATATTATTTTTCACTTTATTATATGTTTCACTCCCTCTTTTTTGATAAACTGGTTCTAATATTTCATCTATTACAACTTTTTTTGTTTTATTTCCTTCCAAATGATAATTGGCGAAATACTTTAATTCTTCTAATTTAGCATTTATGTTTTTACTTAAACTATTTGGCGAAATACCAAATCATTCAGCTAAATCTTTGTTAGTCATTTTTCCTAATTTTAATTCCATATTTTTCCTCCAGTATAATTTAAAAATATGCTATATAAAAGTAATAGTTTTGTCCAAAAATATCCTTTTAAATAAAACTATCCTTTTTTTTTACGCCATAATAATATTCTATAGGGTAAAAAAAAGTAATAGTTTTATTTAAGCAAAGTTGTTAACCCTGTCTTTATATAGGCGTTCATATAAAGTTAACAACTTTTAATATAGTGCGGAAATCCTACCCCTAAAGAAAATTGCCCTAGCCCCCTAAAATTTTTAGATATACCCCTAATAAAATTATTAGCCCCTATTAACATAGAGTTAATAACTTTTATATAGTCAATTCATCCCTTCGGGCTGAATTTCCACTCGCTTCGCTCGTTCGGTCAGTAGTAAATTAATATCGCTTTTTTCGTATTCTTTTAAGAAAGAACCGTCTCTTTTAAAGCCCCTCTTTTTTAAGTAATGCGGCAATTCTTACTCTAAGGAATCTAAATCTAGATCTATATCGCCAGTACCCTCCACTAAATATAATTTAATAGCATTTTCAATAAAAATTGTTCGTTCTTCTTCATTTTTCTTATCTAAAATCATTAACCATAAAGAATAAATTATAGGACTTCTATACCCCAATAAGTATAGTAACAATTGTAAATCAACATTAATTTTCATAATATCCTCCTTACTAATAAAAGAAACGATTTTATTTCACACGGTGAAAATCGTTTCTGCTTATTTTATATAGTCTGTTGCAATAACTCTTAAATCATTTTCATCTGTTATATAGCGGATATGTCTACCATTAGCCGCTACTAAGATATATTCAGGTGCGGAAAACTCTACTCTATAAATTTCTTTATCACATATAACAATATCGTTTGTAAAAATCTTTTTACCTTTACTATCATACATTTTAGTTCAGATTGAAACGGAGTCTTCATCTACTATATATGCCTTACCTTTTTCAATAATTACATTATCCGCAATTAAATAACCATATACTCATTTATCTTTCATTTCACAATATCCGCGGAATTCATATTTTTGTTTCATAGTTGTTCTACCCTCCTTTTGTTATTTATATAAGTTAAAAGGAGTTATTTTGAAGCTTTAGGTTTTCTTTTTTCTACTAAATCAAGTTTAAATTCTTTATCTCCGATTTTAAAAGTAATAAGTTTAGTTTCATTTTCAATAACTATATCAGTAGCACCTTCTAATCCTTTTAGAGCCTCTGCAAGGTGGTCAATAGCTGCTTTTTTTGTAGGATTTTCTTTTTTAACAACTTCTCTTTTCTTTCTTTCTTTTGCTCCATCTGTTGCTTTAATTCCTACTTTATATTTTTTAGCCTCTCCATTCAACTCCTCTTGTTCATCGTTTATTAAATATTCTTCATCTTCTAACCAAGTTAATACTGCATCTTCCATATCAAGGTCTAATTTCTCCATCATTCTTTCAATGTAACTAGTCATAACCTTTACAACTTTACCATTTTCAAGAGTGATTTCAATAACTTTTCCTTTAACAACATATTCTTTCATTTTCAATTCCTCCATTTCTTTTTTATATATTTTTTATTTTTTACATATTAATTATAACATTTTTTTTTATTTTTGTCAATAGTACAGCTTAAATTTTTTAAAATTTGTTGCGGCAGTAACCGTTTAAAGATCTTTAGGTTCAGATCTTAATTAAATAAAAGGTGAAGCACTTTAGCACCTCACCTTTTTATATATTAACTTACTATTCAGCATCAACTGAGAAGTAAGATTTCTTTTTGTCTTGTGTTTTAACAACTCTGTTTGTATCAACTAATTTCTTTAATAGAGCAGATAATTTTTGATTTGAATATTCAGCCATCTCTGCGTCAGCTTGTAATTCACTTACAGTTACTGGTTTAGCAATTCTTACTAATGCTTCATAAACCTTTTCAACAATAACTTCATTTTCTTTTTGAGCCTTAGTTTTTACATTTGACTTCTTTGATAGTAATTCAACTTGCTTATCAATGAAATCTACTAGTTCATTTTCATTTTCTACTCCTGCTGTTAATACAACCTTTCTTAATTCATTAAAATAATCTTTCTTTGTCATTCTTTCCATAATATTCACCTCTAACCTTTCTTTTTTTATATGGATTTTATATAAACATTGCGGGGAAGCTACTATGTAGCACATTACCCCCAACAATGTAACCTAATTAGATGCAACTCTTTCGCTTTATAAGACCTTGCGGAAACCGCTTGGAAGAAACTTTATCAGCCTCGTCACCTTATTTATTAGGTAAGTTGCGTTAACAGTTTTACTTTCTTTATCTATATTCAAATAAATTAAGACATTGCTAATGGATTTGAACCATTTTATTAAGTTTTGCAGACCTTTTTTTACCAAATAACTTTGCTGTAAATGTCTTATTTATTTATTACATATATATTATATTATATTTTTTTATTTTTATCAAATTAAGTTTTTGGATTGCTTTATTTTTCTCTATTGAGATGGTCTTCTACTTATATATTACACTTCCACCTTTGTAATCTAGCCAATTTTTACTTCTTTTCTTTTTACATATATATTATATTATAATTTTTTAAAATTTTCAAATAACATTTTGAAATGCCGTTCAACTGTTCTCAGGCTGCCTTATCGCCCCATATGCATCCATATGACTCCAGTTACCGCTCCCAATGGTCTTTGGGTGGCTACTCTGTTATATTTTCTCTTTAAGAGTACTCAATTCCATTTCACTCCAGACTGGTAAGTTAGGTGTTCCACCACGCCCGCACGACCGGTATATGAAGAACAGCATTTCCTTTTTTATTAAAGAGTATCAGTATAATTTAATTTTCTTTTCTCTGTATATTTCATAAGTTTTTTTTCTATTTCAAGTAATTCTGCTCCAATAGCATCTAACTCTTTATCATTTGCTTTTACTATCTCAAGCATAATTTCATTTAATCTTTTAATTAATTTTGTTTTCATTTTTTATCAACCCTTTCTTTATTTATTACATATATATTATATTATATTTTTTGTAAATAATCAAGTTGCTTTGTAGTCCCGAACCATTTCTAACAGACTATTGCCATATTCCACTTGCGGTAATTGTTGGACTTTTTTAAGATTACTTAATTTCACCTGTCATTCCGCCTCTACAGCATATGGGCTTCCTTGTAATGGAGGTAGGTATTTTTTACTTACATTTTATATTTTGGTCGTGTCTATATGCACATTCCACCAATAGAATTTATATTCTATGAGAGTTTGCGACTCCCACGAAGTCCTTGCGGATACTTCAACCAATTTTTTATAAATACCATTAGGATAAACACTATGTCTGCATTACTCGCTACTCCCTTGCCATGGCTCATACGCACCTTTGTGTAGCAATACGGTAGAAGGAAGGCGTTCCCCCTCGCAGATCTCACCATTGTCATTGTTTACCCTAATGCTATCTATAAAAGATAGCAAATGTAATAAAGTGAGTGATTGCGGAAATGTTTAGCCTTATCCGCATAGGCACGCCTTCTTATATCGCGTCGGTCGCTCTACGCATTGTGATTTTCATTAGTTTTAGGATTTGTAAAGGGGATACCAACATCACAAGATTACCCTTTGTCCTGAGGAACACTTTCCTAGCTTTTTTGAAATGTCGCTTTCAGCCTTCCTCTTCCCTGGCTCGACATTTTATAATTGGCGATGGTAGCTGTTTCCATCCCTTCGTTCACTTCAAAGCCTATGACTACCAATTATTTTTATTTCTTTTTACATATATATTATATAATAATTTTTTAATAAAATCAACTAATCATCTAATTCGCTATCAAAATCACTTAATATCTTGAATTTAGGATTAGCATCACCATCTTGGCAAGTGCAATTATATAGGTAAATTTCATGCTTCACGACACTTGCCGCATCATCTATTGTATCATAATCCCCTACTAAATACCAAGTATCTTTTGAGTATATAACATATCCGTCTGCATCAACCATATCTTTTTCAGCATATCTATAAACTTTCCACATAACTATCACTTCCCTTTCTTATTACATATATATTATATTATAATTTTTAATTTTTATCAAATATTTTTTTATTGAGGCATTTTTGTTTTTTTAACAATTTCTACCTTTGCAATATAATTATTTTGAATTTCAAAGGTAATATATTTACCTGAGTTGACCGTATATTTTACATTTTCTTTTTCAAGAGCCTCAACAATTTTTTGAACAATATAATCTTTTCCTTTATCTCTCAAAGCAGACTTTCCATCATTTGGCATAAAACTATTTGTTTTCTTAAAAGATATATCATAAATTTTATCTTCTAAAAAAACTAAGTTAAAAATACCTTCTCCAACCATAGAATATTTTCTTTTGTAACTATCTTGGAAAATCTCTTTTAAAAATACTTCTCCAAATGGATATTCAAACTCCCAAAAATAATCTACTTTTTTATTAAAAAATTTTTCTTTCATTTTTTATCGCTTCCTTTTTTATTACATATATATTATATAATATTTTTAATAAAAAATCAAAAATAAAGGTTTAACCAAACAAAAGTTTAATTAAACCAAAAATATATATACAATGCGGAAACTCGTTTTATGGTGATTAAACGCCGCATTAAAGAAAGGAATATCTAGTTTTTAAGGAAAACAAGATAAAAAACCTTTGGACTATGCGATAAGATTTACACTTATAAGAGAGTTTTTCCCTATTTATTACCTCTACCCGCTAGCTTCAGGCTTGGCTAGTAGTTACCAAAATACGCATAGATAATGGCGTCTACTGAAGGATTTGAACCTTCGCACCGACAAAATCGATCTAACAGATTAGCAATCTGTCCTCTTTACCAGCTTGAGTAAGTAGACAAAATGGTACACCATTAAGGACTTGAACCTTAGACCTCGCACTTATCAGGCGCGCGCTCTAACCAAACTGAGCTAATGGTGTATTTAAAATGGTGGCTCCGCTGAGATTTGAACTCAGGACCCTTTGATTTTTTAGTCCTTCAGATAATTACATCTTTTCTATAATATCCTCCAATTTATAATCTTTAGCAAAAACTATTCCTTTTATTTGTCCATTTTTAGTAGGTTTTAATCTAAGTCTTTGAGCTCTGCTTCCACATACTTCATATGGAATTAAATAACACTGATTATTACAAATAGTTGCAAAATAATCTACTTCTTCTGGTAAATAATGTAAATTAATTGTTCCTTTTGTATTGGTATGACTTGTTGATGTAGCAAAAGAAAAATAATTCCCTTCTTCTTCAATAGTAGAAGTTTTTACCTGAATTTTATATAATTTATTTTTTATATCTGCTACAAAATCATATTTAGAACTTTGAACAAGAGGTTTAGATATTAAAATTCCTAGTTTTAAAAACTCTAAAGCTACTTGTTGCTCTGTAATTTCTCCGATAAAATGACTACTCAACATATTTTCACCGTCTTCCCGATGTAATATCTACTTGAGTCTAAAAAGTCAAATGCTCTACCAGCTGAGCTACGGAACCATGGTGGAGATGGTGGGGTTTGAACCCACGTCCAAAAACCAATTACTAATTAGAAATCTCATTCTTACCTTACAAGTTTTGTGTATACCGTTCTATCTCTACTCTTTACCATATACAAATCTCAAGAGCAAGTCTATGCAAAAAGTAAGTCATTAAAGGCGGCTGGCATAGATAGCTGACCTTATAATGGCGGTCTTTGAATTGTTAATACGACTATGCGTTTCCCTGTCCGCTACTGGTACTTAACATAGAAGTTTCTTAGTCTTACGCAAAGGCTACGCAATTAGATGCGAATAAAGATTTAACTTTATTAGAAATTTTTGTAAATAAGTTTCCATTTATTTTTATTTGTTTGCCTTTTAACTAACTGCCTAGTACTTGTATTCTAACTTTTCATCAATTCCTGTCGAAACCTAAACATCCCCATTGCGGAAATCTTTATAATTTCCTTAATGAGAATTTTATCAAAATGTTATTATTATTTATACTTATTTATATTTTTAAAATTATTATATATAAAATTCTCATTAAGCGAACTATAAAGTTCGCCATAGGAAGGTTATGATATAGCTACTTGCTGGAATTGCACCAGATTGCTAGATTAATCGTCTAGTGTTCTACTGTTGAACTACAAGTAACATATGGCAGGGGCTGTAGGATTCGAACCCACACCTAGGGTTTTGGAGACCCTCCTTCTACGGTTTTGCTTACCACTATAGTTTTCACTACCTACTGGATACTGTAGTTTGTGGTCTGGAGTACATCTTCACCATATTATTTCTAACTTAGGTGTGCGATTATCTACTCTCTACGGGCTAGAATATTATTCTATTCCCTCGGTATTGCCAGTTAAGGTTTCACCGATATCATCGCATCCACTCAAATTGTTTCCAACTTGAGGCTCCAATAGAGCAAAATTATTTTTATAAGGTTCTAATGTTTTAATTGAAATTGCAGATTTGTATTGTTCTATTATTGAAATAGGAACTATATATAAATCTTCTGTTTCTACATCAGTTCCAATAAAGAAGTCTATTTCATCAGAGGTATAATTATGAACTTTATACTCTCCTTGATTATGACTAATCTTTCTAACAGGAAGTTTTTTATATCCTCTATCCATTTGAATTGTTTTAATTTGTAATTTTAGTAATATACCATTTTTATAAATTATGCAATCTATTTTTGTATTTTCTAATAAAGGAATATAAATTTCAAATTCTCTTTTAAGTAATTCTTTTTCTAATAAGTTGTATCCTAGTCTTCCTTTTGTTATTGTATCCATAATTTTACTCCTTTTTTATTTTAGCCAAAGACCGCTGTGCTACCGTTACACTAAGCCCCTATAAAAGACGCTAATCTTTTGAGATTAAATAAATTCCATCTTTAAAATAAGCAATTCCATTATTCAAATTATCGCTCCATTCTTTATAAGATATATAATCAGTTATTTCTATATAATCTTTTGTATCTATGTTTAAATGAAAATTTTTAATAATATCTTTATAATTATTTTTCATATAACTAAACAAAGAACTTTTTGCTAAAAAATCTAAATGAAATTCAAAATCATTGAGAGTTAATGCTTCTAATATATCAAAAAATAATTCCTTCCAATAAATACTTAATTCATAATCATATTTTAAACTTAAATCATATTTATTGATAAATACTTTTTGATTTTTTAACTCTTCTAATTGAAAGTCCTCAATTCTTTTTAATTGCATTATTTCAACTCCTTTTTATGGTAGCGAGAGGGGGATTCGAACCCTCGACCCTTCGGGTATGAACCGAATGCTCTAGCCAACTGAGCTATCTCGCCGTAAAACGTAATATAATTATAT